ATGATATATGGCCTGCAATCCAGTCAAATCCGGACAAATTATTACACCGTGTTATGGTGTCATACCCTCCGACCCGCCCCAATTCATGAGACCATACATGGTCTCGTTCCTCATGGTCTCAGTCCCATTGGACCAGTCCATATTCCCCAGACCATATATGGTCTCAAATAATTAAAAAAATCCCACGATCTAGTGCCCTAGGGCCGCCGTAAGACGCGCTAGGTGCACCCCAATTGCCCACAACCCGGCACACCATGTATGCTGTCATTTTGCATCATTTGGACTATCGTATAATATTATTCATCACGTGCGCTAGGACGTGTTGATTTGCGTTAAACTGACACACCATATATGCTCTCATAACTCGCGCGCACCCACCCAAAAAGGTCGCCCCGCGGCCCGAAGGGCCGCCATGCGCCCGAATGGGCGCATCATCGCATGGTCTAATCCCATTGCATCCCACTCTTCCCACATTTTTTACAAACCTGAACTCATTATTTGAGAGAAATTCAAACCAATATTACATAAAATCGTTTACCATTTTTTGGTGAAGGTGACGTTGGCGTTCCAACCACTGCCCTGGCTGTAACCACCGCCAAAACTGATGGAAGAATTTTTTGCGTCTAAACCTCCCGTGAAAGGGGTCGGGTTATAGATTGTCATTTGCGAGGAACGCATAGGAAAAAAGTTCAAAGATGGGTTATACTTATAGTTAATATAATATTTGATTTCTCTCAACCGTACGAATCCAAACCATAACGCATGCAATGTTGGAATGGGTGCACCATACCAACATTTTTTTTAAACCCGAACTCTTTCAACGAGAGAAAATCAACAACTACTGGCCAAACGGATGCTCTGAAACATGGCCGCTACCACATGTAACATTATATTTTCTTGAAGGGTTGCCATCAGTATTCAACATTGTAGTACCGTCCAAGTTTATCCACTTAACTGTGCCACAAGGATGATTCAAGAAATTAAAACGGGTCGCATGCACTCCTACCATGTTACCATTTGTATCATTGTAAAATAAGTTACCCTGAATGTATTGACCGTTTTCATACATTGTTCCAGTAAAAAGTGAAGACATACCATCATACATACCCTTGTGGTTTACTACATAAACCGGGTGTCCTAAAAATTGGGTTTTACCAATAGCAGATGCGAGTGAATTTCGTGCAGATGCGAGTGAATTTCGTGCAGATGCGAGTGATTTTCGTGGCCCTCCCGCGCGACGACTGCGGCAGTGGCGGCGTCTTGAATAGTGGTGTTTTCGGTTACGTTTTGTGTGCATTTTATATTATATGCGTAATATTATTATTTAATTTCATGAATATCTCTCAAACTTATGAATCAAAAAACACAAAAGGGTCAACATAACGCATGTCTTGATGCAATGGCGCAACAATAATCAAACCTTTTTGCAAATCTGAATCCATAATGTGAGAGAAATTCGGACATAATATTTAATTATTGCGGTTTTCGTGTGGTTCTTCGCATTTTTATTGGTTTTCTTTTCATTCTAGTCCTATTATTCATCATGCGCCTACCGCCACCCATAACTGCCCGGGGGGAATCTGCATGATTAATTTGATTCAACACTCGGATAAATTCATGCGGATCTTCCCCCTTGTATGCAGCCAGCCAGAGTTTTAATTGGTCCTCGGTTAGTCCCGGATTTGACTTCCCCACTAACTGGCGAAAATTTGCAGGTACCCCCCCGAATAAAACATACATCGCCCATTTACTGCAGTTCCACTGGGTTGGATCGGTATCGGCTGCAAGCCCTCCATACACTCTCGGAGTATGAAAAAACATTAACCGTTCAACCAATCGGTCGGACAAACGGTCCGTTTCAAAATTACCCACAATACGTGTCACTAAGTCAAACTCACCCTGCAGTCTTATCATAATGTCATCGGTCAGTATTCCAATCCATATTATTCTTGCTTCGGAAAACAGTACCAACGGAATGTCAATTGAATACAACGAACCAATGCTCGGGGTGGTGTCGTAACCAAATGCAACCGAATAAAATTGACCTCCATACAATATGTATATACCCGTGTGCGGTATGTTTGTAGTCACCAAAAACACGATTGGCCTTTCCAACGGATTTGGATTCCTGATCCCTGCAACTAACTCTTCGCGCAACAATAACCTTGATTTCGGTTTGTAAATGAACGAAGCTTCGCTCATCATTGAGCTTGATTTCCTTGATTTCCTTGATTTATTCGCTTTTTTACCTCTGTAATTGAAATATTTAAACGTGGCTTCGTCCCGAATGAATGGCACCCGAACCACGGGGAGCACGCCTTCAAATTTTTCTACCCCCAGCCTTTGCCCAATTGATAAACTGTGAAAAAACTCACCGGCCATTGTGACCCTCCCACCATTTTTACTACCACTCATCGGATGGTGCTGGTGAGGAGGAATACTTGTGTGCAGCGAACAAAGCCCGTGCGCGAGAGGCGGGTTCGGACACTCGTCAACCGAACACTGCGGTGCCTGCATTACTACGGTTTATAATACGCCACTAAAATAATTTCAATAACCGAGAGAAAATTCGGACATTATTCCATAAAAATTGAACGAGCGCGAAATCCCAATTCTTCTAATAAGCATCCGAAAACACATGCGACCGCTTCAACTTGTTTGTCCTTCCGACCTTCAACCCGGCAAAACGTACCTGATTGAATCAAACCGCCCCGAATATAAACACTTGAACTGCAAAGGCACGTTTGTCAAAAATCAGTATCCCGAGCATGCCCACCAATGCACCCGGACACATTTTACAAACGTGATCGCCCGTGGAAATGAACCCTACCCCGACTTGAACCTGCAAGACACGTATTGGAACTACTACAAGGCCGACGCCGTGGAACGCGCATACGTTGATCACGTGTTGCGCGAAATCACCGGCGACCCGTCATTCACGATGTGAATATCTCTCATTGCAAAAGCAACATAAACACAATGCTATAACACACAACACAATTATTCCGCCATGTACAACGTGCTGTTCCCGTTTTATGCCGTGTGGCTGTACACCGCCTGCTCTTATTACGACTTCACCCAAAACAAGGAACTGTATGCCAAACAGGTTGACTTGAACAAGGTTGAAACCATTTTTTATAACGTGTACTTGTGGCTGCCTGCCAGCATGGGCGCCGTGCTCACACTCAAACCGGTTACCGCCGACTACCATTCGCCCGGATTGGAGCTGTTGCACTTACTTATAAACATCGTGGGTGGAGAGGTTTGGTTTTATTCCTTGCATCGCTTGCTTCACACGAAGCTCTTTTACAAATTCCACAAAAAACACCACGAAGTGGCAAACACGGTCGGGCTGCTGGCGCTATACGCCCACCCCTTTGACGCGATCGTCGTAAACATGGGCTCCATCTACGCCCTGCACGCCGTTGTCGGGTTTTCGGCGCTGCAGTTGTTCATTGTGGGGTCGTGGGCAACCGTAAACACGGTTCTGCAAGCCCATTCTTGTGTAGCCTCTAACGCCCCCCACCAACTGCATCACCTGAAGTTCAACGTCAACTACGGGCTGGACCTCTTCATGGACAAATTCTTCAAAACGCGCGCCTAGAGTGCGGCGAATGTTATTAAACATTTCAAAATTTGAATGGCTTAAAGCGGTGTGCTTACTACATGCCATAATGTCGCATTGCATTGAAGGAATGGAAGGAGGACGCTCAGAAGACACCGTCGTTGCATCGGTGGTCGCTTCGTTTTTGGAGCGCAGTCGCGCGGGGCAGCTTAAATACGGCACCACGCTGGACCGCACGGACTTGTCCCCGATGCAGTGGGCGCAACACATGCAGGAGGAACTCATGGACGCCATTCTGTATTTAGAACGGCTAAAACGAGAGATGAGTCAACGAAAATAAAAATATCAAACGAAGAAGGCGCAAAGGGTAACGCGCAAAGGGTAACGCGCAAAGGGTAACGCGCAAAGGGTAACGCGCAAAGGGTAACGCGCAAAGGGTAACGCGCAAAGGGTAACGCACGTACAAAAATAATGACCTTTTTTTCCGAGAGATAAAATAAAAAAATTGAATTGCTTAAGAGCAGCATTGTCAATAAACGCAAAAGCAAGCACATTGTTTATTGAGAATGAGTAGTCAAGAAGCCGATTTGGATTTGGACATTGAAGTGGATTTGAGCGGGTACAGTCCCGACGAGCGCCTGCACATCCTGCGCTTGGGCGTTTTCCTGCACGAGAACGGCCGCGACTTCTGGACGCAGCACAAGGCACCATCATTGTCGGACGATTTTGAGATGGTGAAAATGAAAGAGGAGGTGGACCGCATGAAGCAGCGCGTGCACGAGGTGCGCGAGGAGGAGTTCCTGAAGGCCGAGCGCAGGGTGGAAGATTACCGCCGCGAGTGCGAGGAGCGCCGCCGCGAGTGCGAGGCGGAGCGTGCCCGCTGCGACAGGTTGATTCAGGGCATCAACGGCGAGGTGGAGCGCGCCAGCGCGTCGCGAGTGACCGACATGGAGAAGCAGATGGCCGAATTGAAGGCGAAGAACGACTGGTACTTCAGCATGTACGAGGACAAGTCCAAGGGCAAGAACTACGAGGAGGAGCTGTACCCGAGGCTGCTGGACTACAACGACCGGCACATGAATTCGGTGTGGACCATCACGCACGTGGGTTCCGTGCTGAGCGAGAAGACGGATTTCCATTTCCGCCACAAGGAGCTGGAGCTCGTGGTGTTGCTGGACACCAAGAACAACTTGCCCACCAACCCGGTGGCAAACACCGCCGATTTTGAGCGCGACGTGCTGCGCAAGGAGACCAATGCAGTGGGCGGCATCATGCTGGCGAACGGCAACATTTGCAACAAGAAGCGCTTTGAATTGAATAAGATCAAGGGCGGCAAGCACTTGATGTTCGTGTCGGGGTTTGACCGCGACAACGTGGCGTTCGTGTTCATGTTGCTGGACTGGCTCGTGGAGTTGGCGCAGGCCAAGAGCGACGAAGCCGTGCAGCGCAGCACCATGCAGAAGATTCTGATCACGGCGTATCGCAAGGAGCTGGCACAGATGGATGCGCTGGACCGCGCTAGGAAGGCGTCCCAGCGCGCCGTGGACGACATCGTCGCCGATTATCAGGCGTATTTCAACGAGGACATTGAAATGGCGTCCAAGGCGGACGAAGTGGGGCAGAGCTCGGTGCGCGTGAAAGAAAAGACATCCACCGAGGTGGTCAACATTGAGGCGTTGGAGGAGGGCCGGCGCGTGATTGGCGCCCGCAGCAAGTACTACCTGGCGTACGACGCGCCGGAGCCGTGCCTGCAGTACTTCAAGAGCAACTACGCGCGGAAGCAGAAGATGATGCAGCTGCAGATGGAATGCCCGGAGGAGTAAACCAGATGTCATTCCAAAAACCAGTACAAAAATAAAAAATTGAAAACTAATTCGGATGAAACACTCGGAATGCATGCAGCAGCTTAGGAACCACGATGACGACGATGACGACGACGACAAATATGACTGCAACTTCAGCAGTACAAAGGCCAAGGCCAAGATGGAAATGGAGTGGCAGCGATGAGCCTCAGTCTTACTACTCACGCGAGGACAATGACACCGTGACGATGACGGTGGATGAGCGACGCCGCATCCAGTACGCGCTGAGGGTGATGCGCGAAAAGGTGACCAATGGCAAGGAGTTTCATTGATACGTGAAACGGTAAGCACTACGGAGACAAGCACATTTGCAGGGGGGACAACTGCAGGGGGGCATGGTCCTCCCTTTTTTTTCATTCCATGAACGAGAGATATTCGTGTCAAAAATAATAGGACATGAATGTATACATACGCATTCAATGGGAATATTTAGTTTTTTTCGTGGGTCCGAACCAGGCTGGGTGTCATCCAAGGACATTAAAGTGGGAAAGGACTACAAGTATTTGGCCGACCGACGGCTCACGAATTGCCGCACGTTGAAGCGGAAGGTGGCGGCGTCCAATAAAAAAAAGCACGATTACGACTTGATGTTTGATGCCGGCAATGACGTGCGCGCGTTGTTTTTTGTTCGCACCGACAAACCCATCTTCAAGAGTTGCAAGCGGCGAAAGCGATAAGAGGGTTGATGCCGGGGAGCGTGTCAAGGCTTCTTCCACACGTAGATGTGCTCCGTGTACTGCACGTCGGGGTGGTTCGGGTTGCCCCTGGCAAAGCGCGGCTGCAGGAACAGGCGGTGCTTGGCATGCAATTTCGGGGGCAGGATTCCCGCGGCCCGGATTTCGTCGTGCATGTCGTCGGGCACGTTGAGCGCGTACGTGCCGCCGCGAGCCAAATTTAAGTACGTGGCTCGGATCACGGGGAACAGGAAGCGCGCGTTGAAGTCGGCGCGATCGGCGTAGTGCGGCATGTGCGCGTAGCCCTCTATGGGTCGCACCGTCTTGAAGTAGGGCGGCGACGTGAACACCATGTCGTACTTGAACCGGGAGAAGTCGGTGGCGGCGGCGTCCTGGAAGTGCATGGTGACAGTTGGATTTGAATTTGTTTTGGGGTTTGAATCGGAAGCATCAAGCTCTTTGACCATGCGCTCGTACGCGGGGCGCAAGTCCTTGTTGGTGTCTATGCCGATATACGGAATGCCGAGGGCCATGGCGCCCAGGCAGCGGCCGCCCCAGCCCGCCGAGAAGTCCAGGACGGCCGTGCGCGGCTTGTACGTGCAATACAGCCACTTGGCGATGAGCGGCTTGAAGCCGTGAATGGCGCCGTAATACAGCCGGAACACGCCGTAGCGCGCCTTTTCCGGGGTTTTGCCCTGGGCCAGGTTGAACTTGTAGAGGCGCAGCTCGGCCTCGTTGCGCTTCCAGTCGGTTTTGATCCACTCGTAGTACGAAACGGCGCGCTTGGTCTTCGCAGCCAGACGGTGCCTGAAAAAGTAGTGGTCCATTACGGCGTTGCCGATCTTGGCGGCTTGGTTGATGTCGGCGCAGGGCACGGCTTTCAGGGCTGCGAAATCGGCGCGGGCTTGTGCCAATGAAATGTCCTTGATGGCGGCGGCCACATCCTTGTTGCTGCTGCTGTGGTTCTTGGTCCTGCTGCTGTGGTTGTTCTTCTTGGTGCGCTTCTTTGTCTTGGTGCGCTTCTTGGTCTTGGTGTTTGGGGTCATGATATCATTCAGATATGTTATGTATTATATCATGATGCGATTATAAATTTGAAATCAGTAGCGTCGGGTTCTGGTTTTGCTTCGCTTATTGCGCTTATTGCTGCGCTTATTGCTTCGCTTGTTGCTTCTTCGCTTATGCATGAGCCGCCGGATTTCGGGGGCGCGGTACTGAATCATGTCCAAGAAGTTGCGGAAGTACTCGCGGAACGCGCCGCGCTCGCGCTTCAAGTCCGCCAGCGTGAACCAGCGCACGTGCGACTTCTCAAAGTAGCCGTTCTCCGGGTGCGCCGCGATGGACCGCAAATTAGCGGTTTCCTTGATGAAGCGGTAATTGTTGTTGAAGTAGAACGGCAGACGCTCGTCGTAGTCCACGCGCATCAAATACGTAACGCGGGTGTCATACGTCAGCTTCAAGAGCTGGTTCTTTAAGAGCAGCGCCCTAAAATCGCGCTTGTTGCCGTAAAAGCCGTTCAGCTCCTCGGCACCCTCGCGCACGCAGGTGTCCATCTCGGACTCGCCGGGTTTGGACGAGCCGCCGAAGTCGCCCCAGTCCTGGTTTTTTGACGCGTCTTTAATCACGTCGTTCTCCTGGCCGAACAGGAAGTACAGGTCGCCGTTGTGCAGCGCCACCGGAATCACGCCGCCGCCTCCCATTCTTGATGGTTTTGGTTTTGGTTTTGGGTTGTTAGTTTTTGATGTGCTATACTACGCAAATACAAAAAAAAAGTGTCGTATTTTGGTGCGGTATAACAAAGTAAAGAAAAAAGCATGGTTGTAAAAAAAAATATTCTTAACTTATGTTATAACGTTATAACAATGGCATACGCTCCCAAACCCAAATGGGGCTATAATAATCACACCATCACTATGAGCGACTATGGCGCTACCCCCAGCCAATTCGGTGTTGTCACTCCTTCACGGGCTCAGCTAGCACAACAACGTGAGGCTGAATCATATACACGGGCAGCAGCTGCCCAAATGAAAATGAAGGAAGCAGCAAAAAAATACCGATTCAATAAGAACCTCCCCATATTCAATGCCCGGTTTCCGCCAAAAAAGCTGTCCCGAACCCGGTCCAGACCCTCGTCCAGAACCCGGTCCAGATCCAACAAGTCCAGAAAAAGATCCCGACACAGTGTTTGAGAGAAAATTCGGACAATTTCTTAAAAATATTTTCTGATCCCATGTCATAACCCCCCCCCCCTTTGATCCCCTTACCCGCTTCTTTTTTGCGAATCCAATGCAAACCATCAGCTTTCCCAATCCCAACCCGCGCACCTCCCCCGCCGGGTTCTCCGGCTCGTTTAGTGCCAACAACCAGGGTTACAGCGGCAGCGGTCGCGTGACCGTCGGCAACGAAAACCGCAACCTGTTTCTGCAAGGCCAGGTTGGCGGCGGCTGGAACAGCCGTCCCAGCTTCGGCGGCATGGTCGGCGGCCAAATCCGGTTTTAAGGCTGGCTTGTTTTTTTAATCCATTTCTCTCAAAAATTGACTGCTTGAAAGGCCATGCACCTCAATTACATGCAACCCGCGTTCATGGACCGGAACAAAGACAAAGACAAGGACAAGGTCAATACCTGGGTGAAAAGGAAAAAGGTGACCGCATTCACCGTGTGCATCACGCGGTACAACAGCCAAACGTGGGCCGAGCGCAGCGCGTGGCTTGCCGCGAACCCCGACTACGCCTGCATTTACAAGTCCCCGGTCGCCATCAAGCCCAACATCCCGTACGAAGCGCCGCTGTTCGTTCTGGAAATGAACAACGACACCAACCGCATCATGGGCATCGGGCGCATTGTGAACGAAATCCGCGCCGACCGCAGCTACCGCGTGTACGGCGACCAGAACTACAACCGGTACACGTACCTGGGGCGCCAGCGGCTGGACCGCGCCGGCATCATGCGGTCAAAAGCAAGTGCCGCCGTCATTGAAACCTTGGAGCGCCTGCTGTTTTACGGCGCGCGGCACGCCAAGCGGGGGCAAGGCATTCACGAGCTGCCCGCCCACATTCGCAACTACCCCGACGCGCTTGCAACCATGCTGGGATACATTTCCCGCCAATTCTTGCCGCAATTTAATTTGTCCAGACATTGTACAGAAACGCAACGCAAAAAACACACATTGTTGCAAACATGAAGTTTAAGTTCACACTTTCCGCCCTTGTTTTGGCCGTAATGCTGTTGGCATATTTAGGCTCTCTCATTCCCTCGTCTTCAAGAAAAGAAGGGTTCCAGACATTTGCGTCCTGCCACGGTGGCGGGTTTTCCAAGGAGTTCTGCCTGCAGAACCCGGCCATGCCGGGTCAGTGCCTGTGTCAGAACGGCGCCGTGGGCTCGTTTCAGCCCGGATTCAATGGCCAGTGTGTTTGCCATTAGTTGCTTATTGCTCATTGCTTATTGCTTATTGATTATTGCTTATTGATTATAATACACTTATATACACTTATAAACTAATAAACAAATGCGAATGTATTGTATCACGACCCATTGGAATGATGACAACCCCTGCTAAAAAATCGGCGTTCCAGGACATTGATTTGGACATCACGCACTACGACGCGGACGAGCTGCTTGCCATGTTGAAGTTGACCGACCCCACGGAGGACGACATTATAAGCGCAACGGACCGCCTCATTGCAAAGGCAAATGCCGACCGGCTGCCCAAGGTGGCCGTTTTTTTTCAGGACGCACAAGATGCGCTGCTTAATGAACTTGACAAGCAGGAACTAGAAGGGGGAGAAGGGGGAGCAGAAGCAGAAGATGGATTAGAAGAAGGGTTGGAAGGGGGAGAAGGGGGAGCAGAAGCAGAAGATGGATTAGAAGAAGGAGAAGAAGGAGAAGAAGGGTTGGAAGGGGAAGAAGGGGAAGAAGGGGAAGAAGGGGAAGAAGGGGAAGGGTTGGAAGCAGAGGGTCAAGACCAGCTGGGTCAGTGGTGGCGCAACCAGTACTTGAAGCAAGCCGACAAAGCACAAGCCGACAAGTCCACCGATCGCAAAAACAAGCTTCAAGTGCTGCAAGGGAACACCCACATGGTGTCCAAGCGAGAGAAAATCGGCATAAACGAGACCTATGCGGTGCCGGTGACGCAAGGCAGCCTGAACCCGAACCTGAAAAACACCGTCACGCGCTTGGTGAACATTGACAGCCAGTACCGCCAAATTATCACGCCGAATAGCGAAGACCCGCTCGGTCCCGCGTCACCGACCAACTTCACGCTGGACCTCACCGAAAACTTGACCAACGTGCTGTCCATCAAGCTGAACACGGTCCAGATTCCGTACGCGTGGTACGGCATTGACGCGAGTTCGGGCACCAACGTGCTGTTTTACAAGCTGGCGACAGCCAGCGCGTACACGCCGTTTGTGGTGCCGCCCGGCAACTACACGCCGTCCCAGTTGCAGGCGTACATGGCCGGCGTGGCGCCGTTCAACGGCACCCCGTTCCAACTTGCGTACAGCGTGAATAACGGCAAAATGACGATCACGAACACCACCGCGACCGCGTACGACCTGCTGTTTTTTGACCCGACCTACCAAGTGGTGGTGACGCCTTCGCTGATCACGACGGGGATTACCGACGCCATTGGCGCGTCCAAAGTGAACTCCAATTTGGGGTGGCTCATGGGGTTCCGCGGGAGCAACCTGGCGCCGCCCGTGCCCAACCAGCTGTTATACCGGCTGCAACCCGCGGCGGCGGCTCCGGCCAATGCGGTCACGTCGGAAGCGGTGGCCGACACGTACGGCCCCAAGTACCTCATCCTCGTGCTGGACGACTACAATCAGAACCACTTGAACAAGGGGCTGGTCAACATTTCCACCACCGACGCGCGGCTCAGCCTGCCGTCCTATTTCAACCCGGGCCTTGCGTGCAGCTGCGACGCGTCGGGCAACCCCACGTACGTGCAGTCCGCCCCGCGGCAGCTCACGCAGGCGCAGCTGTACACCATCAACGCCATCAACCAAAACCGCAGCGCCACTACCGTGGACCGGAATGCGGGACCCGCCACCACCGACGTGCTGGCGCTCATCCCCGTGAAAACGTACTCCATGACGACCGGCCAACCCTACATTGAGTTCGGCTCCTCGCTGCAAACCAACGAGCGCGTGTACTTCGGTCCCGTCAACATTGAGCGCATGAAGGTGCAGCTCATGGACGACAAGGGCAACCTCCTGAACATGCACGGCACCGACTGGAGCTTCACCATCACGTCCACGCACCTGTACGAGTACTAGGGGGGACATGCGTCCCCCCTTACCCCCCTTGATGGGGGGGACATGCGTCCCTTATCCCCATCAAACAAACGTCATTTCAAAAAAATGATATAGAAATATAATATTCATTACTATCATAACCCCCCCTTTGAACCTTTACCCCCTTCTTATAAAACAAATGGACTTCAGCGCCGTTGATGCCCCCGAGCAAAAGAACTTCCTCAAGAAGAAGGTTGTTCCCGCCGTCAAAAAGATTTTTCCTGTAGTTGAGCGCGTCCTTCCCGTCGCCGCCACGTTTGTGCCCGCGCTTGCCCCTGCTGCCACCGTTGTTGGCGCCATCGGCTCCCTGCGCCGGTAAAAGTTTAACCCTGTTTTTTATTACTGCATTCCGGTTGCAATAATGAAAAAAATATCCTTGTACTAGTTGTTGTACTAGTTGTTGTACTAGATAGCAATGCCCGCCATCGCCTCCTCCCTCCCCTCTTTAAGCCCTTCGGCCCATTTATTATATAAACCGCGCGGTTTTTTCACAAAAAGGTTTCGTCGAGTCCGATTTTGGACATTTTTTTTGTCCATTTTCTCAGAATTTCGAACTCTTTTGCAACGTTTTTTCGAGAAAATAACAAAAATAATCCGACCATGGGATTTAAAAAAAATGACAGCATTTATGGTGCGGATGCTTTGGGGGACCCGAAAAGTCATTTTTTGGGGGCGAAAAAAAATCCAGGCGGGGAAGCGCCGGGATGCATCCGGGGGTCCGGGGGGCTACTAACGTTAGTACTAACTCCTACTAAAAATGAACGAGTCAGGCAAATGCGCTGCATATATCTAGCAGAACATTTGACGGCATGGGTGCAGTTTTACCGCTAGGATTACTAAAAATAAACGAGGATTTACTAAAATCCAACGAGTTTTACTAATTTCCAACGAGTTTTACTAATTTCCAACGAGGTTTACTAATTTCCAACGAGAAAATACTAACGCTCGCCGAGATTCGCCGAGCGCATTGTTTTTATGATAATAACCATTTAAACACATGAATACTGTATGTGTTAAAATATATACGTGAGTCATCACACCATAATGAATGAATTTAAGTGCGATGTGTGTAACGTGGCGTGTGCATTCAAGAGTGATTATGATCGGCACATTTCGTCACAACGGCACATTAAAAAAGAAAAACAGAAGGAGAAACATCTGGAAGACATGCAGTGCGAGTGCGGCAAGCGCTACAAGTTCGCGTCCAGCCTGAGTTTTCACCGGAAGACGTGCGCCAAGGCGCAGGCGCAGCAACAGGCGCAGGCACATATGCAGTTGGTAATACACGACACGGATAGTGCCGCGGCACAAGGGCAAGGGCAAGGGAAGTCCGAGCTGTCGGAGTTCAAGGACATGGTGATGACGATGCTGCAGGACAACCGCAACGCGTATTGCGCCGTGGTGGACAACATGTCGGCCATTATCAAAGACATGATCCCGCGGCTGGGCAACGGCAACGTGATCACGAACACGAGCACCAACAACAACACGCAGTTCAACCTGAACATGTTTTTGAACGAGGAGTGCAAGGACGCGATCAAGCTGAGCGACTTCGTGAAGACGCTGAACATCACGCTGCATGACCTGGAGTACACGAAGACGAAGGGCATTGTGGAGGGCGTGGGCTCCATCATTGCTAACAACCTGCGCGGGATGGACATCCACAAGCGGCCCATTCACTGCACGGATGCCAAGCGCGAGACCATGTACGTGAAGGGGGACGAGTGGATCAAGGACGAGGGGCACGCGCACCTGCGCCACTTCATTTACTTGACGTCGTGCTACCAGACGCGGGTCATCCAGGACTGGATGAACGCGCACCCGGGGTGGGAGGCCAAGGACGCCATGCACACGGAGTACCAAAACATTTGCAAGGAGCTGTACAAGAACATTGAACACGACGACAGCGCGCACAAGAAGATCATCAAGACGTTCATCAAGGACGTGGTGCAGCTGGACAAGCAGTCGCTCGTTGCTTGAAGACAAATGTTGTTGTTTAACGAAATTTAGGTGGTATGTTTGTAGTTGAAAGACTGGAATCAATTGCGAAGTCGGTATACTTCGTCACCAGTGCAACATTCCATCCACCGATGTTTTGATTGAACATTGCAGCACTGCTAAACATGTACCGCATGTCTGTAACTTTTGCCGTGTTCCATGACCCAATCGGTTGGTTGAATACACTGGCAATGCCAAACATGTTGAACATGTTTGTGACATTTGCCGTGTTCCATGACTCAATTGGTTGATTGAATACAGTGAGTTTGGTAAGCATACCTGACATATCTGTCACATTTGACAAGTCCCATGAACCAATTGGTTGGTTGAATTCATTATTAAACACACCGGCAACATTATTATCATCCACAAACATACCATTCGTATTTGTTAACAATGTCGTTACAATGTTATTGAACGGCACTGCAGACTGACCGAATGATGTAAACGGGGCAGATATTTTTCGGTGGGCGTAGAGTTGCATTTGGTACTTCATGCCCTCTTTTATTACCGCAAACCATTCGGTGGTTCCTCTCACATTGGCTTGAATGAATCTTGCCGCATTCGCTGGCACATTTGCACCGTTTCCATTGTATTTAATCGTTACGCCATTGGAATCCAGCGTCAGCAGAGGAAACCCCGGAGACAAGGTGGTGGCATTTGAAATGATGGAATTAATTTCAACATTGGTAAGCACACGGTTGTAAAGCTTGAAATCGTATATGAAGGTTCCGGATTTCAGAAACAACTCACCAGCGGCAGAATCGCCGCCTGCTCCAATGCGCAACGGTTTATCGGCGTTGTTTGTATACGTTCGCGCGATGGTTGTTTTGAGAGTGCCGTTTACGTACACCTCGCACGTGCTTGCGGACGAGCTTGTGGATTTGGAAAGGCAAAATGCAAGATGGACCCAGGTATTCGCATTACCGATGTCCGTATAACCTGCGTTGCTCCACGTTGATCCAGTGCCTGTCCAAAACTCTAAATGATTGTCGGGATTGATGAAAATTACCCAGCCGGTGTAAGTGAAGCCGTTGCGGCATGATGCAATGGTTTGGTAAGCCCCGGGAGTGCTGTTATGTTTTATGAAAAACGCGACTGTTAAATTATCCGGTGAAAACCGGCCGTCATTGGCGATTTCAAAGTAGTTAGACCCACTGAAGGAAGCCGCGGTTATATAATCAGCTGTAGTGTATGCAAAACTATTTATGAAGGACAGATGGTTGTTGCTGCCCGAGGTGTCGTTTGGGTTGCCGTCAAAATTGTATGACGCAACCAAGAAACTGGATAAGGGTACGGGTATGGCCGATGCAACAATGGTGCTGATTTCAGCAGCTGAAAGCACGCGGTTGTAAACCCGGAAATCGTCCATGAGGGTTCCTGGTTTTAGAAACAACTCACCAGCGGCAGAATCGCCGCCTGCTCCAATGCGCAACGGTTTATCGGCGTTGTTCGCATACGTTCGCGCGATGGTTGTTTTGAGAGTACCGTTCACGTACACCTCGCACGTGCTTGCGGACGAGCTTGTGTATTTGGAAAGGCAAAATGCAACATGGACCCAGGTATACGCAGTTCCGATGCCCGTATATAAGACATCTGGGATGTAACTCCATCCGGTTCCGGAACCCGTCATAAACACCAAATCATTGTTAGGATCTATGTAAATCATCCAGCCGGTGAAAGTGAAGCCGTTGCGGCACGTTGCAATTGATTGGTAGGTTCCGGCGCTGCTGGCCGGTTTAATCCAGAACGCAACTGTTAAATTATTCGGTGAAAACCGGCCGTCATTGGCGATTTCAAAGTAGTTAGACCCGCTGAAGGAAGCCGCGTGGGTTCCCAGTCTGTAATCAGCTGTGGCGTATGCAACATTATTTATGGAGGACAGATGGTTGTTGCTGCCCGAGGTGTCGTTTGGGTTGCCGTCAAAATTGTATGACGCAACCAAGAAGGGTACGGGTATGGCCGATGCAACAATGGTGCTGATTTCAGCAGCCGAAAGCACCCGGCCGTAAAACCGGAAATCGTCCATGAGGGTTCCTGGTTTTAGAAACAACTCACCAGCGGCAGAATCGCCGCCTGCTCCAATGCGCAACGGTTTATCGGCGTTGTTTGTATACGTTCGCGCGATGGTTGTTTTGAGAGTACCGTTCACGTACACCCCGCACGAGCTTGTGGATTTGGAAAGGCAAAATGCAACATGGACCCAGGTATACGCAGTTCCGATGCCCGCATATAAGACATCTGGGATGTAACTCCATCCGGTTCCGGAACCCGTCATAAACAACAAATCATTGTTAGGATCTATGTAAATCATCCAGCCGGTGAAAGTGAAGCCGTTGCGGCACGTTGCAATTGATTGGTAGGTTCCGGCACTGCTGACCGGTTTAATCCAGAACGCAACTGTTAAATTATCCGGTGAAAACCGGCCGTCATTGGCGATTTCAAAGTAGTTAGACCCGCTGAAGGAAGCCGCGTGGGTTCCCAGCCTATAATCAACTGTGGTGTATGCAACATTATTTATGGAGGACAGATGGTTGCCGGTTGCGGAGCTGTCGTTTGGATTGCCGTCAAAGTTGTACGACGCAATCAAATTGGGTATTGGCGCGGGAGTTGGCGTTGGTGTTGGCGTTGGCGTGGGGGTTGGTGTTGGTGTTGGTGTTGGCGTTGGCGTTGGCGTTGGCGTTGGTGTTGGTGTTGGCGTTGGTGTTGGTGTTGGGGTTGGTGTGGGTGCGGGTGTTGGTGTTGGCGTTGGGGTTGGTGTTGGCGTTGGGGTTGGCGTTGGTGTTGGCGTTGGGGTTGGCGTTGGCGTTGGCGTTGGGGTTGGCGTTGGTGTTGGCATCACGCTAATTGTGCCTACGCTATACGATAAAGTATAACCACGCACTTTTCCAGCATATACGTTTGAATTACTTGCGAAAGTTAATCTACTATTTCCCGAGACTTTATTGTAAATAACTTCAAACTCAGATTCAACCGGAAAAAAGATTGATTTACCGGTTGTAAACATACTATACTTGTCTACTACATATATATTACCCGATGGAATATCATTATTATAGGTGGTTGCACTTGGACTTAAACTGGGAATAGCCTGTAACGTCGCATTCACACTTGTTCCAGTCGTCAAAAAAAAAGATTGGTAATAATTAAGAGTTATATCCCATACAAATGAATTGGCAGGAATTTTTATTCCATTACTATTTTTGATTGCAGTGGAATTATAACTAGAATCATTCAATGAATAAAGTGGAACTGTTCTACTATACTCCTGTGATTTAACGTCTGTTACCGTAATTGTTAATGCATTTCCGGTTATGTTTGAAATGGTTCCACTGATACTATCAGTTGCCGAATATGTAATTTTAATATTATTTCCAATTTGCAAGTTTGTCGGAGATGAATTCAAATCATAAATCAAAACGTCGCCTAGTTTGACCAATGTCCAATCGTGGATGGTGTTTGTTGTTGGGGTTGGACTGGGTGTTGGTGCGGGCGTGGGGGTTGGTGCGGGGGTTGGATTCGGTGCGGGTTCGGGCGCGGACACGTCCGAGAACGTGAAATTCGTTGCAGTGTCCGACGCCTTTGCAAGGTTCATGCGAACGGACACGGACTTTCCGTTCTTGGTTGCGATGAGATAGCCTGGCACCGGGCTGCCTGCCACTTGTACGCTGTAGGTCAAATACGCGCGGGTTGTGCCTTGCGCCTGCGTGACACTGACGTGAGGGGCCAACGACGCCGAAACGGAGTAACTCGTGCCCGGCCCCCGCATGGGTGATGCAATGCTGAGCGCGGCTCTGCGCGTGGCAGACGGCGCTTCGTCAATGTAAATGATGCCTCCCGGCGGAACGGCGAATGCAAGGGGGCTGGCCAGCGTCCATGCCGGCAACGGGATGATCACGCGGTTGCTTTCGGGGCTGGTCAGCGTGGTGCAGCTGGGTTCAAGCAGCGCCGTGTTCCATTGTTCCTTTGGAACGCAGTTGCTGGCGGTGACCCAAATTTCAGTGCCGTAATCTAGCCCTGTGATGGTGTGCGTGTTTGTGCATTTTGCGGGCGGCAGCGTTGCGACGAGCGTGACGACATTATTCACCGACGTGTACACCTTGTAACTCGTAATGGGGCTGCCGCCGTCAAAGCCGTGCAGCCACGTGATGGTGACCGTGAAAGGGGGGTCCAGCGGTGTAATGGTGCCCGTGATGACCGGCGCGTCGGGCGCAACGGGCGTAATGCTGGGTTTGGAATCACAGTTCTCCAGGTCAAAGTGCACGCGGCTGGGGTACTGGAACCCGCGCAAGCTCTGCGCCTGGCTCTTAATGATGCGCTGCGCCTGCTCCTGGTTGTACGGCCGCGTGGAAAATACCAGGCTGCCGTCGGTGGAAGTTACGTCTATGCTGGGATCAACTTGCACGTTTTGAAGGTAGCTGCGCGTGCCGCACGTCCTGTAGTCGTAAAACAGGAAGTGATAGGGGTCCACCACAATGTTGGCGTTGTTGAAAACGTTGGGCGTTGTGGCGGATGGAGCGCCGGCGGTGGCGGATTTCACCAGCTGGTTCGGATACAACACTTGGTTGGTGGATTCGTCCACGGTGGGATACCCCTGCACCGTGAGGCCCACGTCCGCTTCACTGTAATTGGTGACCGTGAAATTGCCGTAATACACGTCGCCCGTGCTGGGTTGAAACGAAGCGGACAAATTGCTGGACGGCGGCGGCGTGAGCAAGTACTTGCCCTTGGTCACGTCCAGCAAGTCGGTGTAGCTGGACGCGCTGATCATTGAAGCGGACGTGGTTTGCACTGCGCCCACGTACTTGGACCCGTTGCGCTTTGCGAGAACGCCGCCGTTCCTCGCTAAATTCACGGCCGCAGCGTATTTGGTTTTGGCTTTCAGTTGCGCCGTGCGGTCGCTGGAGTTCAGCTGCGGCTGCGGCACGTTGTATGCCTTGACTGTGTTAGTGGTATTGGATATGGACATGGATTGTCTGGATTGTCTGGATTGTCTGGATTGTCTGGATTGTCTGGATTGTCTGGGAGTGTATCTGTTCTCTTCTAATTATTGTAACCACTTATAATATTAAACCACACAATTATTTCGTGCGCACCAACACCGCATGCCGACGGTTCATTCGTACTCCGTTTCATCGGTGCCGTTTTACGACGCCCGCCAGCAACAATACACCAAGATTTTGTGCGTGAATTCGGCGAAAGTGGTAGGGCCGCTGGCAGACCGCCTGAAAACGGTGCGCCCTCCTCGGCTGTCGGGATTGAATCAAGGGGCGACCCCCTGCATTCATGTGCTTACGTCATTTTCCGGCGGTTACATGACGCCGGACGACTTGCCCGAGCTGTTTGCATTTTTGGCAACCAACGGCTACACGGTGGACCTCGGGCTCACGAAGCTGGCAGCCAAGCACCAATCCAACGGGGGTGGAACCTATGCCAATGCCAATGCCAATGCCAATGCCTTGGTGTGCCTCATTTCGTACACGGTCTGAAAAAAAAAAAATGATTTATTGCGCTTGTTGCGCTTATTGCGCTTGTTGCGCTTGTTGCGCTTGTTGCTCGTCGTTTGCCGAACGTTTGATGGCCGCATACACCTTTGGTTTCATGCGGGTGATCAGCATGTCGCGGTTGGAGCAGCCGCCGCTCTTGCATTTTCCGCTGCCGGTCACTTTGAGCAAATTGGCATCGTACTGTTCGGCAAAGTCGGAGTCGTGCCAGCGTTCTTTGTGCTCTTGCTGCCAGCACACGAACTCGTTCATGAGCAGCTTCTGCATGCGGTTGATGAACCGCTCAAATTCGGGGTGCGTGATGGGACGCCACCGGTGGTCATGGTCATTATTTTCGTACACGAACAGCGTGTTGGGGGCCTCGTCATACGCGCGCAAAGAATCCAGGGAAAGGGTTGCAATGATGGCGCACATGCCGTCCATGAACCCGTGCTGAAACACCTGCAGCAAGTGCTCGCGACGAATGGGAGGGATGGCCGACACCCATTCCGCAAACGGTTGCAGGGGGTTGTTGCCGTTGTTAAGCCATTCCAGCAAGTTGGCCTGATGAATGTTTTGCGGATGTTGCTGTTGCTGTTGCTGTTGCTGTTGCTTTGTGAGCCTTAAAAGCTGACGCTTTGTAACGCCGAGTTCGTGTTCGGCGGTTTCCAGTCGCACAGCCAATCCCTGCACCAGTTCAAACAGGGCGGTTATGGATGGACACGAAAACGAAGACGAGGAGTCAAACGTGGCTCGGCTGCGTATTTGTTTTAACGACAAGCACACGGCTTCGTGGCGTCGGTATCGGTTTTTGGTTTTGAAGTGAAGGGCGCAGTGCCCGCACTTGTAATATCCTGGTACTTGAGTGGTCAAGGTTTCGGCCATGTGTGTTTACAGGGTGAAGAGGATGGGGTATACGTTCAATTTTTGCAGTTATTCCCATTGCATAATAATCTAGTCATAGTGTAAACGTGCGAATATGAATGCGATGAATGCGAATGCGATGAATGCTGATCACGAAATGTATCTGCGCATGATCGCGGACCAGGCGATTGCAAGAAGCGAGTTTGGGTCCGGATTGAACAACCAGCTGTTTGAATCGCCCGTGTACTACTGCAACCAGTGCTTGGACGCGTCCGGCAACCAGCCCGAGTGGCGCGTGTTTTCCAGCCGGTGCAACGGGTGCGGTGGGGGGGGTGCGTCGTCGGCGGACGCGGTCCAGCGCCGCATCCAAAACACGGTGCGCGTGTCGCAGTCCGAGTATTTAGAAAACTTGGCGGGGCTGAACGTGTACGCGACCCCGCTGGCCAAGTACGGGTTTGTGAACTGGAACCAGGGCAGCGACCGCGCGGAACCGGGGCGCGTAATGCGCGACGTCCCCAGCCACGGCGCGAACTCCACGAAAACGTCGGTTACGCGCATGCGCCCCGGGTCTTGCTCGGCTGCGGGTCAGGGCGTGGACATTAAGCACGGGTCGTACGCGCGGTATTTGGCGCGCATCAAAGGGCGCGGCCCGTATCGCACGCAGGCCCAAGCCGTTCCGCCCGTGGAAGGCAACAAAACCAAGAAATACGGCATCTGCAACAGCCATCGTAGTAACAACTGTGTTTGCCCGGCTTAACAAATATTTTCTGTACTCATGTTATAATAAAAAAAAAACATGAACGCAGCAGTTGTGAACATTAACAATCCCAATTCCATGGGGGGCTGGTTTGCACCCTTCACCAACCGCAACTATTGCAACTGGTTTTACTTTTTGATGGCGTTGTCCGCCGTTGCATTCGCGTTGCACGTGGGTATGGCCCTCTACAAAATCGTGTCGTCGGGTGGCAAACTGTACGCCATCAGTACCCCCGCATTTTGGGTTTTTACCGTCATGCAAGCGACTCAATACATTTCCGCTCGGCTGTTGTACTCCATGTGTTTGAACAGCATTTAAGCGTGGGGGGGGGGTCGCCTGTATTGTGTGTGTGTGTGTGTGTGTGTGTGTGTGTGTGCATTCATGCATTATTTTTTTATGAGCATATTAAAATAATGACTTTCAACTACACGTTTGCGTTGTTTCCGACGTTCAAAGCAACGACAGTTGCCAAGGCACCGGTGCAAGCGCCTGCCAAGGCACCGGTGCAAGAAGAACAACATCAACAGCAAGGGCAGCAAGGGCAGCAAGGGCAGCAAGGGCAGCAAGGGCAGCAAAGGCAGCAAGGGCTTTCTCTGGCGGATCGGTTCAGCATGAATCGTTTAATTCATTACAAATCTCCGGGAGGCTGCCGCTCATGCAGTTAAACTTAGACGAATGAGGAATAAGTATATAAAAAATAAATGCAATTTTATATATACAAGCATGTCACAGCTGTTTGATTTGAACGTACAAAATTATTCCCTGAGTGAGCTGTTGGATTTTTTTGGTTTGACCCAAAACAGCGACGCATTTGAAGTGGACCGAAAGTGCGCCGCGCTGAAACAAAAAATAAACAAGGACCCCAAACTGGGGAACGTCACAAAAGGGAAAATACACAATTTTTTGGACAAGGCAACGCAGCGGCTGTCGGATAACCGGGCAACATCCAACAGTTTGATAAAGGGGTACGACGCTGAAGGGCAACAAGACAAGGCGGCGCAACAAGACAAGGCGGCGCAACAAGACAAGGCGGCGCAACAAGACAAGGCGGCGCAACAAGACAAGGCTGACGCGTATTTGATTACACGGCCTTCGGATAAAATCAGAAAACAGCAGAGGGACGAGGCCATGGAAAGGGGGGGGAAATCCATTCTTAGCGGCGCGCCTCCAGGCATGCTGAACCGGCTGGCCATTAGCACCATTAAGCGCGCGCTGAACGTGGACACGCGGTTCCGGACCAACTACTACACCACCAAAAGCACCGACTTTGTGTTGACCATTCCGTACAAGTTTGAGAACGTGACCAGCATGAGCGTGGCGTCGTACGAGCTGCCGCTCACGTATTACGCCATCAGCCAGCAGTACGAAAACAACTGCATCCTGTTTCAATGGGAGAGCGCGCCCACCGCGCCCCCGGCGGTACCCAATTACGACAAGTACTACATCATGCTGATTCCCGACGGCAACTACCGGACGTCGTACCAAAGCGGCGGCGGCGCCATCATTGAAACCACGATCAACGGCCTTCTGGCAGGAACCGAATTGTCCCAACAAACCGGGATGGCATTTACCACGGATTCCACCAGCGGGCGCAGCATATTTTCGTGCAATTCGGCGATTGACGCCAGCGGAAACGTGCTGCCACTGGGGGTGTACTACACGGGCGCCATGCGCATTGTGTTCAACGTCACGGGCGAGCTCCAACAAGACGGCAGCGATTTCTCTTTCAACATTCAGAGCGACTCGCGCGCGTTGCCCCTTTTTTTCGGGTGGAAACTGGGGTTCCGCACGGCAACGTACGAAATGCGCGGTGACGGCCTGGAAACGGGCTTACCGCAGTCCGCGGTGTCGGAAGGCATTTGTCAAATCTCCGGGCCGCAGTACTTGTTCCTGTGCATTGACGACTTCAACAACAGCGTTAACAACTACTACGTGTCGTCGTACGGGTCGTCCACCATTTCCCCCAACATCATTGCGCGGCTCAACATCAAGCAGCAAATCAATGCGGCGGGGGCGTACGGGCTTGCCGGCGGCGAGTCACTCACCACGTCGCTCACGTACAGCCGCGAGTACTTTGGGCCGGTGGACATTCAGCGCATGCGCATCACGCTGGTGGACGACTTCGGGCGCGTGCTGGATTTGAACAACATGGACTGGTCGTTTTCGCTCATGTTTGAGTGCGTTTACAGCTCGTCTTCGGCTTAGCGCTTCGGCTTAGCGCCTTAGTCCTTGTAATAGTGCGTGTATTCCGAATCGTAGGCGCCGCGGCCGCCGTAGTCATTGTATTCACTGTCCGGTCCGTCTTCGTCGTCGTTATACCAATTTCCGCGCGATGATGGTCGCGACTGCGGACAAAGAAACATGTTGTACCTAACTGGGTTGCTGTTGTTGCTGTTGTTGCTGTTGTTGCTGTTGTTGCTGTTGTTGCTGTTGTTGCTGTTGTTGCTATTTTGGTTTTGAAGTGGGTCGTCCACATTTTTTTGAAGTGCCGATTTGAAATTTAAATTTGAAGTAACTGCGGCGACGGTCTTGCCCAGCGACGGAAATGATTCTTCAAACCCCATTGGTTCGGGCGTGTTTATAACTGTTGCTGTTGCTGTTGCTGTTGCTGCAGACATGCTCAAAAAATGATTTTGATGGTTTTGATGGGTTTGATTTTTATAGTATGGGAGGTGAACCAAAAATGGGTTCTCTCGTGGTTGTTGCTGCTGTTGCGGTTGCGGTTGCGGTTGCGGTTGCTGTTGCTGTTGCGGTTGTTTGCGTTTTCTTGTTAAAAACGGATTCTGATTTTTCGGCATGATGATGATGATGATGATGATGATGATGCGGATGCTCTGATAACTAACTCGTGACATCATTTTAATTTGATTTGCATGTATTTATTGTTTTTGGCGTTGTTGTTTTTTTGCAATGGACTTAGAAGCATGCAGCGTTTCATTTTTATGGATTTTTATGGATTTTTATGGAATGTCTCGCCGAGACGCGCGCTTCATTCAGTTGGCTGTAGAGGAAGCCAACAAGTCGTCGGTCGGTATGCGGCACGGCTGCGTAGCGGTCATGCACGGCAAAGTGGTTGCGCGCAGCTGCAACACCGCGCATCGCGCGTCCCCCACCGTTTGGTGGAGCTGCCACGCCGAAATGGATGCCTTGAAACAAATTGCGTGCGTGCCGCGCGACCGCATCACGCTCTACATTGTGCGCACAAGCCCGCAAGGCGGGTTGCACGCGTCTGCCCCGTGCTGGCACTGCATGCACGCCATTCAGCGGTGCCCGCGCATCAAGCGCATCATTTATTCGGAAGCGGACGGCTCCATTACGCGATGCAGCCCGGCCGAGTATTGCACGCAGCACGTCAGCCTGGGTTTGCGGAACATTGATTCCCTGAAACAACTTAGAAACATGTTGCGCTTGCAATGCAGTTGAAATTTCAAGGGTTTGGGTTTGAAGGACGCGATGTTGGATATCACCACGGTTTTACATCACCGGGCCTTCGGTCACCGCGACAGCACGTACGCCATGCTGTTGCAACTGGTTGCCGCAGACCGCGCGCCGGAATGCTTGGCCGCGCTGCAGCAAATGGTTACCACTCCGCGGGTTGGGTGCTGGCGCGACGTGCGCGGCTTCATCCGGCACTTTGAAAAGCACGGCGGCGGCAACTTGATTGCAAAGCATGCGGCCGTCTTGATTGCCGGCTGCGTGCACATGACCAACGCGTGCATACGCACGGATTATTGCTGCGGCAGCCGCTCCTGGGCTGCCAAGTGGGTGCCGCGCGAACCCAAGTGCCGCAAGTCGCCGTTGCTGCAGTGGTACTACGACGCGCTGGCCGCCGAGATGTTTCCGGGGGCGCCCGACGCCAAGCGCCGCTACCGCAAGCTCGTTACCGCGATATCGGCGCCGCCATCGCTTGGACTAACGCAGCTGGTGAAACTGGCTTTGAGCGCGGGCGCGGGCGCGAGCGCAAATGCGGAGGAAATAAATGCCGCGTTCGTGCAGAAGAAGGCGCAGATGCGGGCGCAGATGCGCAGGCAGAACCAAAAACAGGATTGGGTGCCCGTGCTGTCGTTGGCCCACAGCATGGGACCCGGACACAACAACTGCCTGCACGCGGGAATCGGGTTGGCGCTGCTTTTACTGCCGCCAAATGGCCGCATGATGACGTTTTCGTCAAACGCACAGTGGCACCAACTGATAAACCCGGACGACTTTGTGTCCAACGTGCGGTACTTGTTTGAAGTGGCGAGCGCACCCGTGAACGGGCTGAATGCCAATTTGGAGGCGGTGCATAAGCTGGCGACGGCTGCAGAGCATAAGCTGGCGACGGCTGCAGAGCATAAGCTGGCGACGGCTGCAGAGCATAAGCTGGCGACGGCTGCAGAGCATAAGCTGGCTCATGGCGAATCGCTGTTCGTAATCAGCGACATGGAACACGATGTTGGGATTGGCGTTGGGATTGGCGTTGGGGATGGCGTTGGGGATGGCGTTGGGGTCAAGACACAGTTTTGGAACGCGGCTTCATCCGCCGATTATTTTAATTTTAATTTTTACTTGTGGCAGCAAACGGCGATGCCGGCGTCGTCGGCTAACATTGATACCAGCGGGTCGTTGTTGTAGTCGGAGTAGTAGTAAATGCGCTTGATGCCGCACGCCGCCAGCGACCGGAAGCAATTGATGCAGGGGTAGTGCGTGACGTAAATGGCGGCGTCTTGCAGGCTGGCGCCCCGGCGCGCGCAGTCGCTGACCGCGTTGATTTCGCTGTGAATGATGGCTTGTTCGTGGTTGTCGCGCAGGCGGCTCACGTGCGGCGCGCCGGCAATGAAGCCGTTGTAGCCCATGGCGATGATGCGGTTGTCTTTCACTATGACGGACCCCACGCGCAGGCGGTGGCACGGGCTGCGCATGGACGCCAGGAACGCGATGGACATGAAGTAGTCGTCCCACGGCACGGGGTCCGGGTTGGAAGCCGCGGCGGCAACAATTTGGCGCAGCATTGAATGGCTGTAATGGTTATTGTGGTTGTTGCGTGTTTTAATTTTAAGTGAAAACTCCGAAAAATTGATTTAAATTTATTATAAATTAAATCAAGTAAGAAGGCAAAGCAAAGCAAAGCAAAGCAAAGCAAAGCAAAGCAAAGCAAACTATGGACCACAATGAAACGCAGTTAGAGGCTTACTACGCGCAGCTGACGCCGTTTGAACAGCGCACCTGCGACATTGCGCGCGACCACCTGGGGTCGTCGTTTGATTTGGCACGCAGCAACGGGTTCCTTCGCTGGATCGGAAAAAATAAAAAATAAGAAATAAACCAAATAATACCCCCTAAGGTTTGTTACTCCGAAGGGTGCGCCTCAAAAAGCTGTTTTTGTCGTCGCGCAATCCGTACTTTTTCTGGACGCGGCGCAGCGTGCGTTCAATGCGGCGGGACAGCTTGTGAATGCGGCGGCGCTTGCGAGAGCCTCCTACACTTGCGCTTTGGGGTTCATTGGTAATAATTTGTTCGGGAACAACACCTGGTCCGGATTGCAATTTCGGCAAGGTTGACTTTTTTGCTTCTGTTGCTTTTGTTGCTTCTGTTGCACGATTTTTTTTCTTTTGTTCCTGAAATGCTTCCTGAGCTTTTTCATATTCGGCATATCCTTCTTCCCCTGCAGGAAAATCATTTCGGTTAGGACCAAAAGTAACACGATCATAATTCGGGGGGACAATGCGATTGGGTATTGTGACGTTGACTTCAGATATTTTTGGCACTTCCACATTGGGTATTGACGGAATCGCAGCGTTTGCAGCGTCTTTTGCGCGTTTTGCAGCATCATCTATTGCGTTTTGTACATCGGTCACTTGCGACATTGCATGACTCACATCTTTTTCAGCATCTTTCACGGCGTCAACCACTGCGGTTGCTTCGTTTACCAGCTGTCCCGCAGTTCCGGCAATAGTTGCCAACGGTACGAGGGGACCACTAACACTCGCAAGTGCGGTTGTTCCTGCGGTAATTACACCGGTCGCTAATTCTTTTGCTGCATTTTCTATGGGTTCTTTTATTGTTTTACTTACATCACCAATGGATTTTTCCACCACGCCACCAAGTTCGCCTTTAAATTTTTCCAATTCAGCCGCCACTATGGGATCCTTGCTCAGTTCATTCAACATATTTGCATCCTCAAGGCCCAACGCCTTTTTTGTGGCGATTTCAACTAGGGCTTTATTTCCACTGTTTTTCAAAACGTCGGTTGCCACCTCAGCCGCCGCCTCGGCAGCCGCAACAGCGGGGTACTGGAAGGCTGCTTCCATCAATTCCTTAATCTGCGGCTGAGGACCAGGAATAGTGCACTCAGGGGGCACGGTACTTAACAAAGATGCCGATTGAATGCATTTATTGTTGTCATTATTATCAGCGGAAGCGGCATTCTTATCAGCGTTGTAACTGCTTCTTATTTGGTCCTTATTGCATTTGTCAAGGGATTCTTCACTGAATGAACCATATTTTTCAATTTGTGCTTTTTTATTAGTTAGCAGTTTTTGCATTTTTTGTTTTGTCAAAATCAAATCACCGGGACTGCATCCTGTGTTTTTATCTTCGTGAAATTTCAATGCTAAATCCGAGAATGTTTTTTTGTCCATGCATTTGGGAATGTCACTCATGCTAACCGTCAAATTGGGACACCCCGTTTGGCTTTTTGCTTCTTCTGCTACTGCTGGTGCTTCTGGTGCTTCTGGTGCTTCTGCTGGTGCTTCTGGTGCTGGTGCTGGTGTTGATGCTTCTGCTGGTGTTGATGCTACTGCTGGTGTTGATGCTTCTGCTGATGCTGGTGTTGATGCTTCTGCTGGTGTTGATGCTTCTGCTGGTGTTGATGCTTCTGCTGGTGTTGATGCTACTGCTGGTGTTGATGCTTCTGTTGATGCTTCTGCTGGTGTTGATGCTACTGCTGGTGTTGATGCTTCTGTTGGTGCTACTGCTTCTGTTGATGCTGGTGCTACTGTTGATGCTACTGCTTTTGCTGGTGCTGGTGCTTCTGCTGGTGCTGCTGCTGGTGTTGATGCTTCTGCTGCTTCTGCTGGTGCTGGTGCTGGTGCTGGTGCTGCTTTTGCTGATGCTTCTGTTGATGCTTCTGCTGCTTCTGTTGATGCTGCTGCTGATGCTTCTGCTGGTGTTGATGCTTCTGTTGATGCTTCTGCTGCTTTTGCTGATGCTTCTGTTGATGCTTCTGCTGCTTTTGCTGGTGCTACTGCTTTTGCTGGTGCTACTGCTTCTTTTGCTTCTGTTGATGCTTTTGCTGCTTCTGCTTCTACTTTCTTGTTATCAGCGACAATGTTATTGTTATCAGCGACAGTAGCGACAGTGTTATCAGCGACAGTAGCGACAGTGTTATCAGCGACAGTAGCGACAGTGTTATCAGCGACAGCAACATTGTTGTTATTGTTTGCATGTGCTACTTCTACTTCTAGAGGAGCACCTCCGGACATGTTTTTTCTTGTTATATTGGTTCTGGATTTGGAACTGGATCTGGATCTGGATTTGGTTCTGGGTTTTCTTGACATGGGTAAACAAAAAATGAATGTACCTCTCCTTGTAGATATATATTCATTATAATTTAAATGCTTTTAAAATGAGCACTTAGGGGCTACTGCTATTCATTTTTTTATAACTGGCATAATCAATCGGCTTAATGATACTGAAATCGTTGGCATCAGTCGCAGAGTGTGAATGTGAATTGTATTCGTTCAGGTTACCGCAGTACCAGTAACGTGTCACGTGATCTTTGAGTGGAACCGGGGTCGTAGCGGACTTTTTGAGCCCGTATTTTTTAAGCCGCGCAAACACCGTTCGGGGTTCGGTATTATTGGGGTTACTTGTGCCGTTGTTACTTGTGCCGTTGTTACTTGTGCCGTTGTTACTTGTGCCGTTGTTACTTGTGCCGTTGTTACTTGTGCCGTTGTTACTTGTGCTTGTGCTTGTGCTTGTGCTTGTGCGTATGTCAATGTAGAGCCGCTTGCAGCCGTGTTCTATCACGTACTTGCGCGCGAGCGGTTCCAAGTACTTGAACTGCACCGAGCGCTTGTCGCAGTAATAGCAAAACATTTCGCGTTCCGCGTCGTACGACATAATGACGTCACCCTGGGGTGTGGTCTCGCGCACGTGCGCATGCGGTGGAGGCACCGGCGCCTCCGGGTCATCTTTCATTTGGTCATACTCCTTTAAGAACCGGGTTTCAAATGCAGACTCTGGGGATTGCGTTGGTTGCGTTGGTTGCGTTGGTTGCGTTGGTTGCGTTGGTTGCGTTGGTTGATGCACCTTGTGCCGGTTGTATAAGGCAATCGCAGCCACTGCCGCAGCCACAGCCACCGCCACGCCCCTGTTGTTTCTAATGCAATTCATTAAAAAAATCATAGCGTACTAGTACCATTTATTCACACCCAATCTTTAATTCATTTATTATCATTCTTTGATTTACTTTTTGCGATGCGCTGCATTGCGCTCATTTTGGGTTTGTTTCGTTTTTTTTGGCTTCAAACAGGGCTCTAACCTCGGCCTGCAGGTCCGCCACCCGGATGCACTGGTACGACCCGTTCTTGTTGTCGGGGTGCAGGCACACCAGGAACAGGTCGGTCACGCGCTTGCCGTAGCACCGTTCCAGAACCGCTTTGTACGTGTTCAGCTGCAGGCAGTAGTGCCAGTAGTTCGTGTCCGGGATGTGCGCGATGACGGGGTTCGGCGAGTATTCGTCGGCGCCAAACGGCACCTTCTTGATTTCCTTGCAGCGCTTCCAGTCGTAAATGCTCAGCGTGCCGTCGGGCGAGCCCGTTGCCGGGTCCAGGTTCTCAAACACCATGTCAATGGAGCCCGAGATGCGCACGGATTCGTCAAACACGGTCCATTCCGTGCGGTACGGGCGCAGCGTGGTCGCGTGGTCCTGGACGAACTGCAGGAAGTAGCGGAACTCGGGGGAATTGGCGTCCTCGTCCGGCACATTAAGCCCGTTGTAATGGCACTCAATGTTGTAGTGCATGGCGGTGCCCGCCGCGGCGGCGGCGTCCCGGTTCGTGTCCCAGGCCGCCTTGATTGCGTCGGCGGTCATGCCGTAGTACGGGCTCGCCTTCCAGTTGCGCGAAGCCATCATGCGCTGGATGATGGCGTCGGAATCAAACTCGCGGAAGTGGCTGTGCACCCACGTGGTGACGGACGTGTATGCCGTGCCGGGGTCGGCGTCAATGGTGTACTTGTGCTCCACGGGCTCAAACGTGATGCGCGCGTCGCGCTCGTGCGGGTTCTTTGATGCCAGGTCGGTCATGGTATGTATTGCTGTATTGCTGCATTGCTTTACAATCAATTTTTGGGGGTAATATGTCATTTATTCACAAATAACATATTTGCAGTGATTATAGATGAAATGAAAAATTTAGAACACACGGACAAGCGCACCGGGATTGTTTACACAAGCGTCGTGCAACCCGTAATAAATACTCCGGATTCAAATACACAACCCCATTTGGACGCCTTCATTCCCTCCAAATTTTTGAAATCTTATTTTGGGAAGCCGGCATGATCGTCATCATCATCGTCATCATCATCAATCTGAATCACTTCAAATAAGTTGTCATCATCGTCGCTGCTGTTGTCGTGGTGATTGGTATTGGTATTGGTATTGGTATTGGTATTGGTATTGGTGTCAGGGTAGTGATTCACGATGAGATCCAAAGCGGGGCATTCATCATCAAAACATGGAAGTGGATCGCAAATGGATTTGAAATCAAACGGATTGAATGCGGGGTTGTTGTTTGGGTTTTCTAAAATGTCCACTCGTTTGGTCAATTGTTTCACTTTTTTGAGAATGTACTTTTGCTTTTTATGTTGCTTGTCTTTGTATTGCTGTTGCTGTTGTTGCTGCTGTTGTTGCTGCTGTTGTTGCTGCTGTTGTTGCTGCTTTTCCAATATGCACACGCGCTCAATGACTTGTTTATTGGTCCAGTCCCGCATGCACTGGTTTGCGCGGTGGGTGGCCGCCGCTTGTGCCGTTTGCCACTTCACCATTTCGGCTTGGTCCTCCTTCACCGTTCCAAGGTCCTCCTTCACCGTTCCAAGGTCCTCCTTCACCGTTCCAAGGTCCTCCTTAAGGTTTTCTTTCACTGCCATCAACTCGGATTTCAAATCGTTGAATTCGGCCCTTAAAGCATCCAGATCGGTTCTCAGCATAAAGTTCTTCTTCTGCAGCTGAATGATGCGCAGCTTGTTTTTATTTTTTTTGTTCGGGATCGGATGGTGGTCTTGGACCTGACCCTGGGCCGCAACCTGTTTCCACGTTTTCGCTTGGCCGGCTTCGTGACGGCACGAGCACAGCGGGGCGGTGCTGCCGAGGGTTATGTAGCACTGGCCCAACCACGCGCCGCTGCACGAAGTGAACGAACAACAGAAAAAATAGTGCGCGTGCTGAAGCACCACGGGGGTTTGGGTTTCCACCGCGATCACGGCGTAGTTCGTGTTGCGGCAGTCGTAGTGCCCGCGGTCAATGCTGATCGTTGCTGCGCCTTTCCGCACGTCAATCCCTTGCTGGTCTAGGTTGTGCATTACGAGGCTCGGCGTGAGCACGCAATTCGCGGGTACCCACGCTTCAATGACCATGGATTGCATGGATTGCATGGGTTGCATGGATTGCATGGGTTGCATTGTCTCGGGTTGCATGGATTGCATGGGTTGCATTTAGTTGATCTATGCGCATGATTTTTTAAATTCATTTCATTTTAATCACTTTTAATTCATTTATTTTAGTTTTATTATATAAAAACACCCAAATTAATTTAGATGCCGAACACACTCGTTATGGGCAGTCTTCTTTCAACCGACCAATCCACATTGTACCTGGATGCGGGCAGCGGTTTTGACACTAGCCGTCCAATAACAGTGGTTGCGGTTGTAACAACCCGATTGGGTAATGACATTGTGTTTAAGGATCTTGTTCCTTCCGCGCTACTGTCCAACTTTTCAGTGCCCCAAAAACTAGTGGGGGATGCGCCGTTTACATTAACAGCCCCTGCAAGCAACAGTACCGGCGCATTCACGTATAGCAGCAGTAATTTGGCCGTAGCCACCGTGGCTGGATCCACCGTAACAATTGTGGGTGCTGGATCAACCACAATTACCGCCACGCAAGCCGCCACAGCCACGTATGCTTCAAATAGCATAACCGCATCGTTGGTTGTAACGGTTCCGCCTCGGCTGTCACTAGATTCCAATGGCATAACGATTAAGTACATTGGAAACGCTGCCGATGTTCCAACCAGTTCTGCTCTTTTTGTTCAGGAAAATGTCCGAGGAACCGGTTCCGAATGGTTTGCGGTGGTCAAGGATGATATGAAACCCACTATTTCTACATATGCAAGCGGAACAAACGCGCCGTTTATTCCACCTGGACAATCAGTGCCAGTGCCATTTAATAATATTGTCACCACACTGATGACGGATATGAGTTATATGTTAAATAACAAACCAACTTTTAACCATGAAATTAATTCATGGGATACATCCAACGTTGTAAATATGGCTGGTTTGTTTGGAGCCGCAAATTTTTTTAATAGAGATATTTCTGCATGGAATGTGTCAGAAGTTACGAATATGAGTAGCATGTTCTTTCATGTATATTATTTTAATCAAAATATTTCTGGATGGAACACAGCCAAAGTTACGAATATGGCTGGTATGTTTTCTACTGCCAGTTCATTCAATCAACCGATCAGTAATTGGAATGTTACACTGGTTACTAAATATCAAATGTTCAGATCGGACTCTGCTCTCAGCACTGAGAATACACCACCTAAATTTAGGTGAAAAGTTGCAGAGGTTAAAAAAAACAATGAATTATTCATGCACACATCTTAAACATGTCTATTATTATTTCACACGTTTTCGTTTAAAACTTGTGAAAATTGGTTTTGTTTTGGTTTTGTTTTGGGTTTGGGTTTGGGTTTCAACTTAAAACGCGGCAAAGGTGGAGTGGTCGGCGTCCACGTCGCTCAGCGTGCGCAAGTAGTCCACAAAGGTGTAATAACTGGGGCGCGCGTTGTCGTAGCCAAACAGCTCCGTCTTGTAGCCGCGCACGGGAAGCGCGTACAGCTCCGCAAACGTGGCGTCCTTCACGGTGGCGCCGGCCATGGCAAACACCGTCAGGTTGACCTTCTCGGTTGACAAACACAGGTAGCGCGCCAGCTCCCGCGAACTGCGGAAGCACAGCTTGACCTCAGGGTACCGCGTCTTCTTGCCGGTGGCGCGCAGCGAGCGGCGCGTGCCTTTCAACACGTAGCGGCGGATGCGGGCGTCGTAGTAAATGTAGGCGCGCCAATCGGGGTCTCCCTTCACATCGGTTTGTTCCTCAATGTAGAGGACCGGCTGGCATGCAACGCGACTCAGAGGCTCTTCCTCCTCCTCCTCTGCTTCCTCCTCTGCTTCCTCCTCCTTTTCTTTTAAATACGCTTGCGCTTCTTGTTGTTGTGCCTTTTCCCTCGCCTGCGCATACGCCTCCGCGTACGCTTCCTCCTCTGCATCGTACCAATCGTCGTAATAAGATTGCTCTAGTGCTTGCTGTTGATGTTGCTGTTGCTGCTGCTGCTGTTGTTGTTGCTGTTGTTGCTGTTGCTGTGTCTGTAGTGCCGCTTGGGCGTACAACTCCTCCTCCTCGTCATTGTACTGAGCCGTTTGCGCGGCCTTCTTGGCTTTCAACGCCTTCTTGGCGGCCTTCTTGGCTTTCAACGCCTTCTTGGCGGCCTTCTTGGCAGCTTTCTTGGCCGCCTTCTCGGTCTCGCTCTCAATGGTTTCATTGGTGTACAGGTTGAGCCATCGGCCGGAGGCCGGCAGGTACTCGCACCCCCACTCGTCGGCCCAGAACTTCTTGATGGCCGCACTGCGCTCCGGGTACAGGCGCTCTCCGTAGTCGTTGTAAAACTGCGCGGTGATGGTCTCCAGGTGGATCATCGCGCTGCGGAACTCCTTGCGGCCTAGGGACTCCCAGTTCGTGCGGCTGTTGTACCAGTACAGCTGGTCCGGCACACTGAGCCCGGGCCGAGTGCTGGCTTTTTTGGCTGCGATGCACGCTTGGTCGTAAAGCTGGGTGGATGTCATTGGATTCTGTGTGGTTGCTCGTATTGCAGATGACTGAATACGCAGCCGAACCTTTAAATGCATTTCCAAGATATATTTTTATGTGCGCATAATGCATGCATACATAATACATAATACATAATACATATGCGCTGATGCCGAACCAACAATACAAACAACTCTTGGTGTCCGCGGCGGGGCTCGTCGCCATTGACTTCGCGTATTTGACCGTGATTAAGGGCCACTTTGCGCGCCAGATTGCCGCGGTGCAAGGCTCGCCCATGGTCGTCAACGTGTCTGCGGCGATTGCAACCTACGTGTTCCTGATTTTCGGCCTGAACTACTTCATCATTCGGCCCGGGCGGTCGGCGTGGGACGCGTTCCTGCTCGGGCTGGTGGTGTACGGCGTCTACGACTTCACTAATTTGGCGCTGCTGTCCAAGTGGCAGCTCTTCACGGCAGTTACGGACACGCTGTGGGGGGGCGCGCTGTTCTACTTGACCACGCGCCTTGTCTTAGGCTTGTCTTAAATGTCATCCACATTAATCTCGCATTTGTTCATGGCTTTTTTCGCGTTGGATTTGTGGACCTGCACCTGGACTTCTTGGTCGGCTTCTTCGTCTTCTTCGTCGCTTTGGTCGCTGTCGCTTTTGTCTTTTTCGCTTTTGTCTTTTTCGCTTTTGTCTTTTTCGCTTTTGTCTTTTTCGCTTTTGTCTTCTTCACTTTGGTCGCTGTCGCTTTGGTCGCTTTGGTCGCTTGGGTCGCTTTGGTCTTCTTCGCTGTCGCTCGGTGGCATGTCATACACGCGCTGCTGCATTGGTACGTCGTCGTCTGAGTCTGAGGTTGCGCTTGCTCTTGCGCTTGCGCTTGTTAACATGCTGCTGTACTTCATGGTGGCGCTGTCGGCAAACTGTATTGCCGAGTTGCTGTAATTGGTACTGGTATTAGTGCCGGTATTGGCACTGGTACTGGCACTGGTACTGGTATTAGTGCATTCAACGGCTTTGAAGCAGGGTTCGTTTTTTAGCAAGCGGTCGCGCTCGGCCGCGTTGTACACTTCCAGCAAATCGCACGTGTCTTGCTTGCTGGACCATTCGCGCAAGCCGACCAGCACCCAGGACCCCGAATCCAGGATGTTGTCGCGCTTGCCGCGCCCTTTGAACTTGTTGCGAATGATGCACAGCCGGTCCCGGGTTGAGCCGTCCAAAAGACGCACGTAGCACATGCCGTTGCCCAGCATTTTGCTCACAACGGCGTACTTCTCGGCTTCGTCGGTCGCCACGCGCAGCTGCTTGGAGCTGCCGCCCTTTGCGGCGTTCACGTGCTTGCGCGCCAGCCCCTTGCCCTTGTTGCCTCCCGCGTCGTTTTTCACCATTGTTGGATTTGGTTATCACATGATTGTTTTACGATGCACCACGTTTATATGGGTTTAAAATATATTTTCTCTCCTTTAGGCATAAACAAAATCGTATAAAATGGTTAAGGACACTAAGGAACCCAATGAATGGATGGCGCTTGTGCGAAAGACGCGCGATGAAAACCCCGGCATGGCTCTGAAGGATGTTTTGCGCCTGGCATCCAAGCTGCGCGGCAAAAGCAAAGGCCAAAGCAAAAGCGAAAAGAATCACAAGAAGCGCGGTGGCATGATCACGCCCTTGTTGGGGGGTTCTACTGTTACGGATCCAGCGTCTTCGGATTCAGCGTCTCAGGTTCAAGCGTCTTCGGATTCAGCGGATCTAACAGCGTCTCAGGTTCAAGCGTCTTCGGATTCAGCGTCTTCGGATTCAGCGTCTCAGGTTCCAAAAGCGTCTTCTTCAGAAGGACAAGGCGGTGGTAGAAAGTCCAAGTCCAAGAAGAGCCGCAAGTCCAAGAAGAGCCGCAAGTCTAAGAAGAGCCGCAAGTCCAAGAGGCGTCATTGAAGCGTTATTGAATTCGCATGGTGCATGATTTTTTTTTTGGTTTTAGTAAACAAAAAATCATTATTTTTATTTTTATTGTTGGGATTAGGGCTTTAGTGCTGGCTGACTCGCTGAATGAACGCGTCCGGGTTGAACCGCTCCACGATGCGGTCGTACATTTCAACCCGCTCCTTCATGTAAAACATGTCGGTAAAGGCGCGCTTGGTGTCGCCCACCGACGTGCGACGGGCCGGGTCCGGGTGCACGTTGGTCAGCAGCAGCTGCACGTACGTCACGATCAGCCGGTTGTCGGCAAACCCGTTGTCCGAAATGAAGCCCAGGATTTGCAGGTACGCGATGCTGAGCGAGTAGTTGTCCCACGTGCGCCACCCCGCAAGGAGCCCGGCGAACGCCGCGTCCCGCTCCGCGCCGACCCACCGGCTGTGGTAGTCTATGCACGCCTTCAGGTAGCGCGCCCGAAACCCCTTGGAAAAAATGTTCAGCGCGTCGTTCGCATTCACGAACGCTTCGCAAATGGCCTCCACGTCGGCGCGCGTCAGTGCCGCGGCGGTCTCGTTCTGCAGGAAGTTGAGGACGTGCGTTTCCAGCGGCCACACGCTGTATTCGGGCGAGTACTTGTAAAAGTGCAGCTTCCAAAACTCGGCTTTCGGCGGTGGCGGTGGCTGTGGCGGTGGCGGTGGCGGTGGCTGTGGCTGTGGCTGTGGCGCCTTGGCAATAATGATGGACAGCCCGAAGTCTATGATGATGGGCGTGTCCGTTTTCAGGTTCATCAGAATGTTTTGCAGCTTGAGGTCGTGATGCACGATGCCGTGCTCCGTCAGCCGCTCAATGGATTCAATCAAGTACTGGTACGTGTCAAAAATACAGGAAATGATTTTTTTTTTGTTGCTTCCCATGCGGCCGATGTAGTCGTAAAAATACAGGCTGTCAATGTAGGGCATCTTCATCAGGGTGAACTTCGTTTTGCTTGAGGTGCTAGTGCTGGCTTCGTTTTCATTGGTCACGTCGCACTTGTCCAGCACGTGCGGGTTGTTGCGGCGCACCTTGCCTAAATTCACTACACACGTGTCAATCACCGGCACAAAATTCACGCTGTAATTCACGATGTTTTTGATCGCGTTGCCGACGGCCACTTCGTTCACCGCGGTTTCGTCCTGCACCACCAGCTTGGTGGCGTACCGCGCATCGGTCATCCCGTTGCACCGCAGGCCGGGGTAATACAGGCAACCGTAGGCTCCCTGGTTCACCAATTCTGTCATTGCTGTTGTTGCGGTTGTTGCGGTTGTTGCGGTTGTTGCTGTTGTTGTATTAAGGCTGTATTATTATTTCAGCTGGGAGACGGATTTCATCCGGCTGAAGTACCGGTTTTTGTACGTTTTCTTCAATTTTTCATTCGCGTTATTCGCGTTATTCGCGTTATTCGCGTTATTCAGCGCAGACAGCCGGTCAATTTCGGCTTGCAACATGGCATTCTGCGCAATGCAGAAGTCGTCAAACCCGTTGGCCGGCGTGTAAGCGTCGTTTGATCGCACGCCGCGATCTATGTGATCGTCCATCAAGTTCAACAACGCGCGGCTCATCATGACGTATCTCTCGCGTTTCTTTTGTGTTTGTTTTTGGTCGGGTTGCTGTTGCTGTTGCTTTACTCGGAAGTAGTAGCGCCCGCTCTTGAACAGCTTGTCCGCCACGTCGCCTTTGTACCCGCAGTCACGCAATCGCGCAACTTCGGCGATTAGCAGCTCGGCAATTTGGGGGTGGGTTAGCCACTCGGCCCACGCGGCCTTGTACGCCTTACGATCGTCGTAACGATGCGTTTCGGAAAACGCAGCGACTGCTTGCATCATGCCGTTGGAAAATTCGTGTCGTAATACTCGTTTCATCATAGCGTAGGGTTGCTCGTGGCTTGTTGAGTGTGGCTGTTGTGCAGGGGGGGGGGGCTGATTTAGGATTCAATTTTTTTGGATTAGTTTGTTTCATGCGTAAAAAATGTGTGCATGAAGTAACGCTTCATGGATTCTTCGAACTTGGACTTGGACTTGGACTTGGACTTGGACTTGGACTTGGACTTGGACTTGGACTTGGACTTGGACTTGGACTTGGACAATTATGTGCTGCACCCACAACCGCAGCACGGGTTGCGCGTGGTGCACGCCTTCATGACCGATTACACCATTCGGCACGTGGTTGAGGAACGCGTGGAAATTGACGACGGCGTCCTGCGCCAAGAGCAGCTCATTTGGTGCATCAAGCGGCAGCAGCAGCAGCAGCAGCAGCAGCAGCAGCAGCAGCAGCAGCGCAGTGGCGTGCACTACAAACTGCGCGCCATGTTTTTGTACAACATGCATCTTGCGGCCGAGGAGGTGTTGGACTTTGTGCGACATCCCAAGGGCGAGTTCATTGTGCCCATATCCGCGGTGGAAGACGTGGTGGTTCGTCCCACCATTCCCATGTTTGCGGGCATGAACGCGCTGCACATCATGTACGAGGGATGTCATACGCATAATCACAATCACAATCACAATCACAATCAAAGCAAAAAAAAATACATCGTCGTGCAAACCACGCGGACAAAACGACATTACTAGATGTAGACGTACGTGCGCTCGGACGGCACGCGCTTCAAGCACCGCATCAAAAAATAGAATAGCTTGGTGCCCTTGATGGGGCGCAAGTATTCGGGGTCTTGCGACTGCGGCTGCGCATGATCCGGGATGCGATCCACGTTCAGCAAAAAATAAATGATGAGCTGCGCCGCGCTGTAATACGCGGTTTTGAAATGCACGCGCTTATCGGATGATGCAGCCAGTTCGGGGGACAGGAAGGCGCTAATTGAACTGGATGACGCAATGGCGGGGGCGCGCTCCATCAACAGAGTGCCATCGCTGTCGTCCACTTCAAACAGCAGTCGGTCGTTCAAAAACAGGAACTGCGGGTCCGCGCGGCTGTCGCCGAGCGTGGAATCGGGCAGGGCCTTGTGGGTGAAGGCGTCGCTGGCCCGGTGCGTGATCACGGCCACGTCGTCTACGCCGAGGCAAGCAAAGCAGTGCCCCCCTGCGATGAGCGCCTGCATTTGCCGGCCCAAATCGTGCACCAAGCGCAGCGCCGCGTACAGCTCGGTTGCGTACCGCGCGCGTTTCAGGTAGTCCCGCAGCGTCATCACGTCGGCGGCTTCAAACGACGCGGCTTTAATGGATTTCATCAAATGAGGGGACATCTCGTTGCTAATTTCATACGTGTTGGTTGCATTTGCCTTTGTTGATGCCTTTTTTGTTATCCGCGTGTTCCCAATGCGAATCGGTTCAAATGACATGCCTCTATGAAATGGTTGTGTGTATTATGTTTATATTATTTGACTTGATTTGATAAAAAAAATGTTTTTTTTGGGTTTTTTTTTTAGTGCTGTGCTTCGTGTTGTGCTTCGTGCTGTGCTTCGTGCTGTGCTTCGTGTTGTGCTTCCTTCTTAATCGTAACATGGAATGTCGTCGTATGTCGCGGTTGCTGTGGTTGCTGTGGTTGCTGTGGTTGCTGTGGTTGCTGTGGTTGCTGTGGTTGCTGTGGTTGCTGTGGTTGCTGTTTCGGGTGTGAGAACCGACATGCTTTTGCATCCGAGGTCAATTCTTGGAGGCGGAGCGGAATAGTCGCGAAACTGGGGCTTCTCCACCCGGCTTGCCGTGCACTTCCAGAACCACGGCTCGCTGTACACGATCTTGATTTCTTCGCCTTGGAGTAGTTTCGCGCGAACCGGGCTACTCATGTTCCACGCCTTGAAGTGAATGAACACTTTGTTGTAAGAGTCGCCGTATGGGTTGACCTTGGCAACCATGTCAATGCGGTCAATTGTGCCCAGATCCAGACGCTCAAACACATCGTACAACTCGTTGCGGGTTACGCTCTTGAACACGCGCGGAATGCAGATGCTGGGCTCTTGGATTTTTTGTGGCTCTTGGATTTGTGGTTGTGGTTGCTGTTGTTCTTGGATTTGTGGCTGCTGCTGCTTCTGGAAAATGGTCACTGGATGGACTTGGGTCACTGGATGGACTTGTGGCTGATGTGGTTGCTGGAAAATGGTCACTGGATGGACTCCGGTCACAGGATTTAATCCGAATGGTTGCTGTTGCTGTTGCTGTTGCTGAACTTCTGATTTCAAATGCATTGTTTGACTTGTTTGTCTTGTAAACACTGAATGAAATGGAATTAGTTATTGAAGCAATTCAATTTTTTTGATTAATGCACGGATTTTTAAAACACATCATGACGAACGATCATTATGTGATTTTTTTTTTTTGAGGGTTTAGGGTCTGTCTCCTGTAATGGATTTATAGCTATTATTAAACCGGGAAGGGGGTCATTATTATTTGCTGTGAGGAGACATATGCATTATACGGGATGGCTTTAAGCTTGTTTTCCTTTTTAGTTTTATTTTTTATGTGTGGCTATTTCATAACATTTCATTTGGAAACATTTGGCAAATTTAGCAAGATGGCAAAAACAAGGCGCCGCAACCACAACCACAACCACAACCACAAGGTCCGAAGGACCAAATCTAGAAGGGGGGGAGGTCCCACCGGAAGTCCTTACATCACCATAGGAAAACAAACATTTGGCCCCAAAGATCCCGTTCCATATTTGCTGAGTGGTAATTTACCATTTAACGCAACTAAAGAACAGAGGAGGTTTCCCTCAGGAAACCCTTTCACACCCAGTCAAAATTGGGGCGTAAAACCCCCAAAAACTGAGCTTCAAAGACTAGCAAAAATATTAGCAAAAAAGTTGGATGCAGAAAAAGATCTTATTCAGCGTAATAAAACCCTTAATCCTCTTCAACAGAGTCTAGCAATTAAGGCAAAAAAAATAAAAATGAACGACGAAATTAATAAGGCTGCAGAAATAGAAGCCCAAAGGCAACATGAAGAGGCCCTTCGTACTTCTAGGTTTCCGAAGCTTATAAATAGTGTGGCTAGTGTCCGTCGTAGTCTCGGTAGTGTGACTTCACGTATAAGTAATAGTATAAGTGATAGACTAAATAAATTTATGGATACACTTGAACCCGAACAAACATACTCAAAGGAACGACTTAATCGTATGACTGATGTAGAGATGAGCCACTTAATGGAAGATATGAGTCCACACATGGTTGAAAGCATTGATTGGGTCAATTTAGAGTCAATAACAAAGGTTCCAACCATGGGTGGAAGTCTCATGGTTAAGTACTTTGGCAACGATACACCCATGTTATTACATAGTATAGCATATTCTGCCAGCCAACCCCAAAAGGGGGTTTAGAGTTTGGTTTCGTGTGATTGAATTCAATTTTAGTGCATTTCAAAAATTGAATTATTGTTTGGAAGCTTTTTCGTGATGCTTTTCGCGATGCTTTTCGTGATGCACTTAATGCAGGCTCAGCATGTAGCTGAACTGGTTCAGCGAGCCCAGCAGCTCGTCCCGAATGTTCAGCAGGTCGGGGCCCAGCGATGCGGGCATGCCCCGCAAGTACCGCTTATAATACTCCATGCGCCGCTTCAATGCGGGCAGCGTGTTGTACGCGTTCATGCGCAAAACGGTTAAATTTGACCGCGTCTGCTTGGACCCCAGCAGCTTCTCCACGAAGCTGTCCACCTGCTCCGACAGCGCTTCGTGCAGGTTGTCGGTGGCCTTGTGCACGGAGTAGTCGTGCGTGCGCCAGTGATGCAGCTTGACGGCATGCAGCATTTCCGTCAGCGTGGCCACAATGCCGTTGGGGCTGTACGCGCTCCGCTTAACGCCGCGTTTATTCGTGCCGCGCCGTCTGGTTTGATTCCGTTTCCTTAATGTTGGCATTGAGTGGATTGATTGTGTGTATATTTAACGCACACAATTTATTTATTTTTATGGGTTGCTTGGGTCACTTTTAGGGCTGATCATCACGTATTCCGGACTGGACGGGGGCAGCAAAGCCGCCGAATCAATGGATTTCCGTTTCTTGTATCGTCTCTTTTTCTTGTTTATTGGGGTTGGGGTTGTTATTCCAGGGGTTGTTATTCCAGGGGCTGTGGTTGTTCCTGTTTCCACTTCTTCTTCGGAGTCTTCTGCATCGGCTTCTGCGTGCTCATTGGATTTTTGGACTTGGTTTGGTTCATCTGGTTTTGATTCTTGTTCCAATTGTTTTAGTTCTTGTTCCAATTGTTTTAGTTCTTGTTCCAATTGTTCCAATTCGGGGGTTGTGTCGCCTTTTAGTTGTTCTTGCACGGTCACTTCCAACGGCTTGTCGCTTTGCGTATGCTTGTCGCTTTGCTTGTCGCTTTGCTTGTCGCTTTGCTTGTCGCTTTGCTTGTCGCTTTGCTTGTCGCTTTGCTTGTCGCTTTGCTTGTCGCTTTGCTTGTCGCTTTGCTTATCGCTTTGCTTGTCGCTTTGCTTGTCGCTTTGCTTGTCGCTTTGCTTATCGCGTCTCGGACAACAGCAGCACGATATAAAACGTTTCCACGACATAAATGAATTATGAATGATTTGCGGGTTATATATTTAAACTTGTTTTTATACAGTGACAAAATCATTCATATGGTTGGGGTTGGGGGTTGGGATTGGGGTTGGGGTTCATAGGTCTTTATTACTTGGATTTTTGTTTCAAGTAATAAAAATGAAATAAACGCTCCCCACCGGGTTCGAACCGATGACCTTGTGGTTAACAGCCACACGCTCTACCAACTGAGCTAGGGAAGCAAGATGTGTGATGGATTTCTGTCCTTCACACATAGTATGCTTATACTATTTTTTGTGGGAATTTAACGCAACTGCTAAATGTAAATGTAATAATAAAATGCAATTCATTGTATTATTTGTTTATTTGTGTGCGCGAATTTGAATCCTGAGATAGTGGGGCTTAAGTCAGGCCACTCGGCCATTCGCGCAAAAAAATAGGGGGTGCTCCTTACGGGGATCTAAACCCTGGGCTCATAAGACCCATATTCTGACCAACTGAACTAAAACTAAAGGAGCAAACAAATGATTCGGGACCACATATTCATGCCACATTTTATTTAAGTTGTTTTTTATTTGTTGTTGTTGTTGTTGTTATGGGATCAATTCGTTCTTGTTTTTGATCGGGTCTGCATGGAATGCATTGATTGTTTTGCTTTTGGTTGCTGTTGGTTTTGATTCCGGTTCCCTTGAGGCTGTTGTTGTTGAGGTTGTGGTTGCATTTGTGGCGAGATGCGCAGCATGTTCAGGTCCTGGTGCAGCGAACTGTGCAGCGAGCTTGCCATGCGCAGTTGTTTCCGGTACATTTCCTGTCCTTGCAGCTGCCACAGCGACGCAATGCACGACACGGCGGGCGGTTCGCTCACCAGTATTAGGCGGAGCTCGGTTTCATCGTGATCAGCCAGGTCTGTCAGATGGTTGATCAGCGTTAAATCTTGATGCGATTGGAACTCCATTTGAAACGTGGCTTTGGTTCCGGTTCCGGTTTTGGGATTATTGCGGTTTTGGCCGAACAGCATCCAGCAGGAGGAGGGTTGTTCTGGCACTTGCTTCACCACGCACAGGCGCCACCTGGGGGTTTTCAGCTTCAGAACAAAGGCACCGGGGAGCATGATTTCTTGCATTTGTTGTTGTTGTTGTTGCGTTGATTGCTGCGTTGATTGCTTTTGATGGCTCTGTGATTCATTCAATTTTTTTTGTAATTGCGGCGATTTTCAGGGTCAAATGCGATTTTCAGGCATAAGGCCAAACATGATTAGCAGCAGTAAAACTACTTGAAGCAGGACCGTTGCTGCGTCGCCGGGGGATTCAAACGCACTGCCCGTGAACTTTGCGCTGCCCGTGAACTTTGCGCTGCCCGTGAACTTTGCGCTGTCCGTGAACTGATTGGTTAATGACTGGTTCATGGGATTTTTTGGATCTTGTCGCTGTCGCTTGTGTCGCTGTCGCTTGTGTCGCCGTGGTTTAATTCAATTTTTGGAATAAAAGGCGTTGCTCAGCAGCACGGTCCCGGCAATGCCCAGAACCAGGCCCACGTGGTAGTTCACCTGCATGCCGCGATACACGCGCAGCCAGTTGGCGCCGTCCTGCTTTTGCTTAAAATGCAGCACCATCCAGTCGCTTTTGGGCGACAGCACGTAATAAAAGTAGTTGGTGCCCAGCGTGATGGCCGCCACGCTGCACAGCATGGCCGCGCGCGACATGGTTGCGTACCGGTGGTGGATGCCCAGCAGGGCCGCGGACAGCAGCAGACCCAGGCCGAAGCCGCGCAAGTAAATGTCGCGCCGCTCCCCGGTTATTTTGGCGTATGCTTGCCGCTGGTCTTCCGTCAAGGACCGCATGTAGTCCGTTACGAGCTGGGACCGGTTGCCCATGTAGGTGCAGTACGCCATGCCGGCGATCAGGGTGGCGGCAATGCCGCAGCTGGTTGTGCAGCACTTCATATGTTGATGTTGATGAGGATGAATGATATATCATGATGATATTTTTTTTTTTTGGGATTGGGTTGGATGGGTTGAATGGGTTGGATTGGGTTTTGGGTCTTGCATTATTTGAACTGCAGAATGCCGTTGCGGAATTCCAGGGTGTTGAAGATGGCGCCGTCAATGTCGGCGTTTTTCAATGCGGCCACACTCAGTTCGGCATCACGAAGGTCCGCCATGTGCAGATTGGCGTCCGTCATGGTGGCGCCTTTGAACTTGCAGTGCCGCAGGTCCGCTTCTTCTAAATTGAGACCCGACAAGTCGGCGCCTTCAAAGTTGTTGTATGCCAGATTGGCGGGGAAGGCGAATTTCACGTTCTGCAGGTTGGCGCCCTTGAAGCCAATGAAGTCGTGTATCCCGGGATCCGTCAGCATGATGCCAACGCCGAATGACGCGCCGGTAAGGTTCGCCTTTTCAAATGATGCGCCGCGCAGTTGCGTTTCGGCGCCTTCAAATCTCGCCTTGGCGAAGTTGGCTTCCCGGAATTGGCTCCCACTGAACCACACGTCGGTCAGAATGCAGTCGTTGAATTGCGCCTTGTCGGCACTGGACAACTTGGTCATGTCTGACTCCGTGATGCGGGCGCCGCTGAAACGCGCTTCTTTTATGCTGGCATCCTCAAACCCGCAGCCCCGAATGGTGGCTCCCGTCAGGATCGCGCCGTCCAATTTGGCGCGGTGGAACCGGATGTTTTCCAGGGTTGCGCCGCTCAAATCGGCACCCCTCAAATCCGCACTCACCATGTTTGCGCCCAGGATTTTGATGCCCTTCATGTTGCGGCCTTTCAGGTCTTGGGCTCTCACATTCTTCAGCGTTGCGCCGGGTTGAAAGGCTTCTTTGGCCAGCTCTTGGACATCTTCGGATTCTCTGGGCGATATGGGCGATATGGGCGACGAGGCCTCGGCTCTGGGAGAAGCCACATCCCATCCTGCCAGCTTGTACTTTTTCTTCAGCTTGTCGCTCATGACTTTTTTGAATTCGGCTTCCAGCGAAGATGCACGCACAATCTTGGTGTTTTTTCCTGGCAGTTCGCCAATTCGGTTCCAGGCTTGAATCAACAAGAATTCCCCCGTTGTTGGAACATGGAACAGTGCCAGGCAGTAATACTTCTGGCTACTGAAATCCCCTGCTTTGATTTCATGTGAGTTGTATTCCAAAAACACGCCAGCAACTCGGGCGCATGCATGTCCCGCTTCTTGGACTGCGAGTGCATTTAATACGAATACTGCGCGGAATTTGGGGTTCGTGACTGGACTCATCCCTTGTTCTAGTCCAGCATCTTGGCCCATTTTTTCCAGCCAACTGAATGCAGGACCTTCGGACGTCGCCTTTTTGGTTTTGGACTTGGACTTGGGTTTGGACTTGGTCTGCTTCGGGGCTTTGGCCGTCTTGGTGGGAGATGAAACACGCACAGGGGATGGCACTGCAACAACAGCAACAACAGCAGCAGCCGTCTTTCGCTTTGCACTGCACTTGCCAGTTTGCCCCCAAACGCACTCCTCGCTTGCATCACACTCCGATTTTTCTTTTATAACGGAACACTTGCTTCCACCTGAAATGGTCATATTGTTTATATACAATGCATCATTATTTTATCCTATGATCAATTTTTACTCAAATTGCGATGCTAAATAAAAAAAAGTTTTTTATTTTTTTTTGGTTTCGTACGACATACAACACAATCACAACACAATCACAACACAATCACAACTCAATCCACTTCCATGGCATCAGCGTATGGGTCTTGTTCTTGGCCTTGGTCTTGGCCTTGGTCTTGGCCTTGGTCTTGGTCTTGGTCTTGGTCGTAATACGCGTCGTACGCCATCATGCCGAAGCTCATGCACAAGTCCCGAATTTGCCGCTCCACGTGCACGAACGTGCCGTTTCGTTGCAGGTCGTTGTTCGCTGCGCTGGTCACAACTGCGGCGATGCGCTCGTTCAGTCCGCAGATGTAGGCCCGGCGTTCCAATGCATCCCGCGCGTCGCGTTCTTCGTGGTGGCGCAACCCGATTTGCATGTTCATGCTCATCACGCGAATGTACTCGGCAGTCAAGTCTTCGCGTTGCCGCCGCGTCAATTCCAACTCGTCCTGCAGATGCTGGTTTTGACTGGCTGCGCGTGCAACCAGTTCGTCCATGCTGTGCGCGTCCAGATTGTGAACTTCGTAATGTTGAAGCACTAGACCACGGCACATTGGACAGTGGTTGCGGTTTTGTCCCCCGCTGGCCATGTTGGACATCATGCATGCGAAGTGGAACTGGTGACCGCAGTCCAGGCTCACGAAATTGCGAGCGGTGTCGGTTGCATCAAGGCAGATCGCGCAGCAGTTGTCTTCTTGTTGTTGGGGTTGTTGGGGTTGTTGGGGTTGTTGGGGTTGTTGGGGTTGTTGGGGTTGTTGGGGGACTGGCTGAAATTCCACATCAGGGAAGTCGTCTTGGTAGTCGTCTTGGTCTTCCAGTTGTTGAGTGGTGGCATCGCTGTCATCGTCGCTCAAAATGTGAATCACTTCCATGTGTTGTGTGATTTGCCGGACTTCTTCGTCTTGTTCGTCTTCTTCGTCTTGTTCGTCTTGTTCGTCGTCGTCGTCGTCGTCGTCGTCGTCAATCACGATCACTTGGTCTTCTTGTTCTTCGTGTGCAATGGGCGACAACTCTTGGTGGTCTTGGTCGTGTTCTTCTGGTTCTTCGTGTTCTTCTGGTTCGTGATGCACTTGTAGATTGCGCAGTTGCGAAGATGTGAAGATGTGGTTGGTGCCATCACACGCCTGTATGTAGATTGCGCGCTCTCCGTTCAGATCAAACAAGCTGGCAATTCGGCCACGATGAGTGTCTCCGTTGATTGTTTCAACAACTGCAGTGCGGCCAATCAGATGGGTCAAATGTGGTGGCGCTTGTGGCTCTTGTGGCTCTTGTGGCTCTTGTGGCTCTTGTGGCTCTTCTTTGATGACTTCCTGCAAAACAAGGGTTTCGTCTTCGGTTTTCCATACCTTCAAGTGGTCACCCTGATCGGTGATGCGACGGCGCTTCACTTCATTGCCGTAGGTGGTTTCGTACTGTTGCTGCTGTTGTTGCTGCTGTTGTTGCTGCTGTTGTTGCTGCTGTTGCACGTTGGTAATCATTGTAGTTCGTAGTTCGTAGTTCGTAGTTCGTAGTTCGTTCGCTTAGTTGCTGAGTCACTGTCTGATATAAAAGTATTTCAAAATGGGATTCAATTTTTTTTATTTCACTATAATTTCAAGAATCACATTTTGTCAAAAAAAATAAAAATTACTAAAAATAAAAAAAAAATTGATTTTGATTTTTTTTAAGTATTTGATGTTTGATCATTGGGGAAAAAAAATGCCTCGTCGTGGCTCGTCGGATGTAAGGTGCACGGTGCCGGGCTGTGCGTGCGAATGGGTCGTGGTGTCAAAGAACCGGCACACGTACTGCGACGAACACATGCAGCAGGCCAACGCGCTGTACGCGGAATACAAGGCCGCGAATGCGCTGGCGCTGGACACGTTTGCGGACGACGCGCTGGACCAAACAATTGCGCTGCGCGAGGAGTACGCGCGCAGGTTCCTGGATTACGAGGACACGGGCGCGCACCGGGCTTACATCGGCATTCTCCGGCGCGTGCGGTCCATTTATGGCGCTTATGCTTATGGCGCTTATGCGTGTCGTCGCACGGCCTACAATCGTTGGATGACGGACAGCGCCTACTTTGCGGATTTCAAAAGGGTTTAAAAGTGGAAAAACAAAAAAAAAAGGGGTCGGGTACTGTGTTCCTTTGCGGTTAACAATTTATGAACACGCCGTCATTAAGGGAATTCAATCCCGTTTTTTTTTTCGCATGGGATCCTTTAAACCGGCAGAGTGGGGGGACCGCTTCATCCACCGCTCTGCTTCTTCTTATTGTGTTCGCTCAAATACAGCGCCCGCATTTGCCGGATGGCCATGCGTTTGGTTAAAGCCCGCTTGGAGAAGCACTTCCGCGTGCCTTTTTTGCATACTTTGTAGCCCCGGCGGGGTTGTTTCCGCAGCGTGTACGGCATTAATTGATTTAGAGTTATGCTTTAATGAGAGAAAATATGGTTTTATTCTGAAAAAAATTGAATTACTTTTATTTGATTTTTGTTTTGTTTTGTTTTGGTGCTGTGGACAGATGGAACAAGAACAAGAACAAGAACAAGAACGCAGGGCCCGTGCAATGCGTTTGAAAATGAATCAGAGCGACTTGTGGCGGTGGGCGCTTCGCGGCATTGTGATTGATGCGATTGAACAAAAAAAAAGTGTAACCCGTGTGTATAACACACAATATGAGTCACACTAAGGAATACTACGTAAACCCACATACTGGTACATACGTAGAATGGCTTCCCGATCACACTCATTGTCCGCCGTGGTCAAGGTCAATAAGTTTTGGAGACGAAATTGATCGGATCCAGAGACGATTGAATAGAGTGCAGCAAACAACAAGAGGATTAGTGCACCCAAATTCACATGTGGCAGAAATATTGATGTCACAATTGGCACAAGAAGGAGAGAGTTCCCGGGTGTCATTACTGGGAAGTAAACCTAGTACCAAATGCTGCACCATAATGGGCGGCAGGAGCAGGAGCGGTAGCAGGAGCGGAAGCAGGAGCGGTAGCAGGAGCGGAAGCAGGAGCGGTAGCAGGAGCGGTAGGAGCACCAAATCAAGGCGCACTCGTCGGCGCAAATAGCAACTTATTTATTGTGATGGCACGCGACGGGATGCGACTTTAGCGCTTTTTTTTTTATTGTTTTTTTTATTAAATACATTGCAAACCTTAAATACACTGCATACCCTAAACCCTAAACCCTAAACCCTAAACCCTAAACCCTAAACCCTAAACCCTAAACCCTAAATCTACAAACCCTAAAAACACTGCAAACCCCAATGATAGAATAATAACCCTTTATAATAATTATTGAGGAATGGCCCATGATATGAGTAATGGCCCATGATATGAGTAATGGCCCATGATATGAGGAATGGGTTGTATTGAAATGACGACTTTTTTGTCTACCATCATTATGTTTGATGTACGATGGGGTTTAATGCAGGTGGATTGAATTTCATTTCATGTTTTCTCTCCTTTTCAAAAGTAATAAAGGAGAGAAATTCCCAAAAAATAATAGTTTTTTTTAAAAAAGGTTGAAGAGCCTCAGGGTGAGTTTCGATCTCACACGCAGTTGATCAGACTTGCTTTATTCCGAACCTGAGGGTAATTATGTGATATGGTTCACGTGCATCTTGATTTAACAAGCAAGATGGTTCTGCTTCTGTAAAGCAGACTGAATTGGATTGGATACCGACGACAGGTGTCGATCCTGTGGCCTTGGAGTTATGAGCCCCATGCGCATCCCGCTGCGCCACGTCGGTTACAAGTTGCTCCAGTGCCTTGATGCACCTGTGCGATTTGATGATTAGATACCGGAGACAGGTTTTGATCCTGTGACCTCGGAGTTATGAGCCCCGCGCTCTTCCTTTAAGCTACCCCGGTTAAAGGTTGCTCCAGTGCCTTGATGCACCAATGCGATTTGTGATAGATACCGGCAACCCGTTTCGATCGGGTGACCTCGGAGTTATGAGCCCCGCGCGCTGCCTCTGCGCCATGCCGGTGAAGGGTTGCTACGTTTTACGTCCAGCTTGACATCAGGGAACCAGTCCCGAAGTTGCTCCAGTGCCTTGATGCACCAATGCGATTTGTGATTAGATACCGGCAACCCGTTTCGATCGAGTGACCTCGGAGTTATGAGCCCCGCGCGCTGCCTCTGCGCCATGCCGGTGAAGGTGTTGCTCCTCAGGGAACTACGTTCCCCGAACCCCTCCTTATCTGAGGTGAGGGGGTTGCTCCAGTGCCTTGATGCACCTGTGCGATTGGATGATTGGATACCGCCGGTATGTTTCGATCATACGACCTCAGGGTTATGAGCCCCGCGCGCTTCCTCTGCGCCACGACGGTTAGAAGTTGCTCCAGTGCCTTGATGCACCTGTGCGATTGGATGATTAGATACCGGCAACCCGTTTCGATCGGGTGACCTCGGAGTTATGAGCCCCGCGCGCTGCCTCTGCGCCATGCCGGTGAAGGGTTGCTACGTTTTACGTCCAGCTTGACGATGAGGCAATGATACGTTTAAAGTCCCCATCTTGACTATGGATGATACGTTTAACATCAGCATCTAGACGTCCAGCTTCTGTAAAGCTGGCGAATTGGAATGGATACCCTCGGTCAGTTTCGATCTGACGACCTCCGGCTCATAAGGCGATAACCATCAATCTTTCGGACTTTAAGCAAGTCTAATAGTGTGACTGACGATGTTTTTTCGGCGCGCTTCCACTGCGCTACGAGGGTAGGAATTTCGTGGACCCCTAATATTTTGTTGAAAGGGATCATTACAGAACAATGGTTCTATTTTTCGCAGTGGCACTCGTGGGATTTGAACCTGCACCCATTGGACTGTTAGGCATGTCATCTGACCATTGAGCCATTGGGGCGCGTTCATTGCGAACTGCTTGAAACCCAGGGTGCGAAATGGGTATATTAAGATGACGGTTTCTGGATGACCCCCTCATCCAGAAGAAGCAACACGACGACGTGTCGCGCACCGTTTGAATATCGGTTTGTCTGTTATGTTGTAAAATTTACCCACGCGTTTTTTACCGATGTGAAAAGTCAACCCGTATTTTTTACCGTCTCTCAAATGCTCTTTTCGGCTTAACGTTTTACATGTGTCAAACCCGCTGGCATGACGGTCGCTCAGCTGTTTGTATCTTTCTCCCACTTTCAGCTCTGCCGTTGTCAGCATGCCATTTGACTCGGAACCTTGTGCACCCAGAAACCCACGCAGATACATTATTTTATCTCTTACCTTTTCTGCTTTAGTTGTTCCTTTATTCATTCGGCTATATTTTGTTTCTAACCGATTCAATTGTTGTAATTTTGAATCCGGGTGAGACTGTTCTGATCCCATACCCAATGCGCATATATACTGCAAAGAAAAAATAATTTTGCTCTACACATATAATTTACAATATTGAATATGAGAGAAATTCAGTAAATAATAATACAACTGGTTCCTTTTTTTAAGCCAATTATTACAAAAATTGATCCCATTCAAATACTTATGAAACCAACGACACACCAATGCAGACCAACGACACACCAATGCAGACCAATCACGCAGTCAGTCACACGACACCAATGCAGACCAATCACGCAGTCAGTCACACGACACCAATGCAGACCAATCACGCAGTCAGTCACACGACACCAATGCAGACCAACGACACACCAATGCAGACCAACGACACACCAATGCAGACCAACGACACACCCACCTCGGTCTGTCACACGACGACGATGACAAAACAAACAAACACACTTGAGTATGATTTTGAAAACGACGACGACGCCTTTTACGACTTCATTGACTTCGGCATTGCATCCAATGGCGGACGTCTCTCCATCTGGTAACTAATCAATGCACTCAACAATGCACTCAACAATGCACTCAACAATGCACTCAACAATGCACAGTCATCCACTCATTCTAACATTTTTTCGTTCTTGGAATCCATCATCAGAGAGATATTCAACCATTTATTCATAGTTGAGAAATGGCTCTCATTATGAGCCATGGCCTACTATTATGTCGGTCACGTGACCAACTTTTGACATGTGACCATCTCTCTTTTATCACCCCGAACCAACACTACACCAACATCCACACAACATCCACGACATCATTCACATGTCTTGCATCTCATTCATACTTTTCTCATTTCTTAAACATCTCATCTGAGAGAAATTCAATCATATTATTATTGAGAAACCACTCATCAACTCAGCAACCATTCATGCGTTCAGTCACACGACAATGCAACCATTCATGTGTTCAGTCACGCGACAATGCGTTCAGTCACATGACATCTGCGTTCAGTCACATGACAATGTAACCATCTGCGTTCAGTCACATGACAATGCAACCATCTGCGTTCAGTCACATGACAATGCGTTCAGTCACACGACAATGCAACCATCTGTGTTCAGTCACACGACAATGCGTTCAGTCACACGACAATGCAACCATTCATGTGTTCAGTCACGCGACAATGCGTTCAGTCACATGACAATGCGTTCAGTCACGCGACATCTGCATTCAGTCACACGACAATGCAACCATCTGCGTTCGGTCACATGACAATGCGTTCAGTCACACGACAATGCAACCATCTGTGTTCAGTCACACGACAATGCGTTCAGTCACACGACAATGCAACCATTCATGTGTTCAGTCACGCGACAATGCGTTCAGTCACATGACAATGCGTTCAGTCACGCGACATCTGCATTCAGTCACACGACAATGCAACCATCTGCGTTCGGTCACATGACAATGCGTTCAGTCACACGACAATGCGCTCAGTCACGCGACAATGCATTCAGTCACACGACATTGCAACCATCTGCGTTCAGTCACATGACAATGCGTTCAGTCACACGACATCTGCGTTCAGTCACGCGACATCTGCGCTCAGTCACGCGACAATGCAACCATCTGCGTTCAGTCACACGACAATGCGCTCAGTCACACGACATCTGCGCTCAGTCACGCGACATCTGCGCTCAGTCACACGACAATGCAACCATCTGCGCTCAGTCACTACTCATCGCAAATAAAACACACCACATTATATGGTATGCATTCCTTTTTTCATTCTTATAACTCGTTTGAGAGAAATTACAACATTTCAACATTTCAACATTTCATGATAAATCTTTTGACTCTCCACGCAAAATGATACTCTGTCACATCACAATCCATACACCACAAACTCATCACCATAATTCATCTATCGCCTTGTTCAATGCACTTGGATTCTTTTTTGTAACCTCTAAATTACGCTCACGAACCATGTTGCGACTTCCACGACAAATTCCTCCTCCACATTCGCTTATATTTAAAAATATCATTATTACAAATATACACACTATTAATATACGCACATTCATACTCAATATATATATATACTTACAATTCATTTTTAACAACTAACTATCCTCCATCTATCACCTTTTTTAACTTACAATTACTTTTTGTCAACATATTGTATAATACATCCATACATGATACATGATTACACATCGCGTTAAAAATAGGACTTCACGACGACGACGAGGACGACTAGGAGGACGACAAAGTAGGCGTCGTCAAAAACCGGCAGCGATTGACCCCAATTGTTGGGGAAAAAATAAACCTCTGGAACAATTTTGGAGAGATTTATCGGAATTTCTCTCGGTTGTAATTATTTATAAAGGTTCTAAACCCTATGAAGTTGTCATGCTACATCCAACCACCGCATCGGTGGAACAGTTTCATGCGCAAGTAAAACCATTTGACAATGATCCGAATGTGGTTGCAATTTTAAGCGCATACCCCAACACGCTGCATGCATACGAAACTTTAGTGTATCCAAAAGCAAAAGACAAAACCGTGGATTATGTCATAAGACATTATGAAACCATTTTTAAACGCACTCCGCGTCACATGCAAAAAATGTTTACCGAACCATTAAATAAAATAAGAGTTCCTCTATGATAAACCCAAAAAAATTGATTTGAGATATGGAGTCAAATCAATTGAATACGTGTCAATACAATACAAATGGTTCAATCGTACTACGTTTCGCCAAGTGGAACAAACGTTTCTTACGTTCCAATCCAAATCAAGGACAACCGTGATGCATACGAAGCCACACTGCATGCATTGTTCAAACATGTGGCCGACTTCCATCTCTGCTTGGTCCGCACATTCTCGCAAAAATACGGAATTGCCGAAGATGACATCATCAACACCATTCGCGAATCGCAAGAATTCAAAAACATGCAGGTTGATCCGGCATTGACCATGCATGATTCTCTCGGTTACTTGACCGAACCACAGCCAAAACAATCAGAACCCGAACCACAACCACAACCAAAACAATCAGAACCCGAACCACAACCAGTTGTGAAAAAACGCATCGTGAAAAAAAAGTCACCGGTTCCTGTTGCAGTGGATCATGTTCATGATGTCGTGGATCCGGTTGTTGCGATTGTTGCAGTGGATCCGGTTCCTGTTGCAGTGGATCCGGTTCCTGTTGCAGTGGATCCGGTTCCTGTTGCAGTGGATCCGGTTGTTGCGATTGTTGCAGTGGATCCGGTTGTTCGCAAAACAATTCGGAAAACAACTGCAAAAAATACAGCTCCTGAGACTCGTGCAGATGATACACATGAAGTTGTTAAAAAAAAAATAATAAGAAAGAAATTACCAGTACCAGAAACACCAGCACCAGCCCCAGAAGCAGCCCCAGAAGCAGCCCCAGCACCAGCCCCAGAAGCCCCAGAAGCACAATCAGTCATTTCACCCATGCAGAAAAAGGTGATTCGTAAGAAACAATGAAAAAAAACACAAGCAACTGCAATGTGCCCGACTTCATGAAAAATATATATTTTTAATATGTATATCATGCGCGCTATACAAGGTCCAAAAGGTGAAAGGGGTGAAAAAGGACCACAAGGTGCAAGAGGTCTAGATGGAATGATCGGACCCGTTGGTCCATCCGGACAAACAATAAGTTATCATATTTTTCCTATAACAACAATAACAGAGATTGCTCAGTTACCATCGCCGCAAGTTGCAACAACATCAGCCCCCGTTGGGTGGAACACATTCCGCAATTCATCCATTCATCCCAGTTATATCTCATGGAACAATGCATCACAATTATTATCAACCAAGCTGTATGTATCCCTTGTTGATTTTTACGGTGTGAATATTCATAAGTTTTTGAAAATGTTGAGCGTGAATGACATTGTTACGATTCAATCAAAAACCAATCACACCGTCTCGCAAGAATGGAAATTGACATCATCGCCCATTATACGCGAAAATCTTATTGAATTGAATGTGTCTTTAGCAAACACGGCATCCGTACCAATTGTAACCCCCCAGCACACGCACGTATTATTCATGTTTACGTATTCTGGAACTGCATTTCCCAACGCAAATGCGAATGAAAACAGGATAGCGGCATTGGAAGAAAAGGTCAAAACACTTATGTCACGGTTGTCTTCAGCAGGAATTCCATAATAATATACGAACATATGAACATGTTTATTCATCCAATGTTTTTTCCGCATCTTCTTCATGCTGATTTTTAGTTATGTTATTCTCTCTTTTGTGAATTACAAAAAATCTATCAAATCGTTTCTTCCCCGTTTCATCTCTTCCCGCACACTTTCGCTCGGGTTTGATGTCATATCCCATGCGCTTTAACACTTGACGCACCAAATTGAGATACGGCCATTTCTGGGTTAATTCTGCTGATGCGTGCATGCTTGTCATAGTTTTACTACTAAATATTTTTTTCAATGAAACAATATGTGGTTTTAGTTTTTCATATTTGACAGGATCAAGCAGCATATCTCTTTGAATGATAAGTCCTTCTTTCAAATCATGTTCGTGAATATTTAAAGCAGCGCAAATAAAATCAATCAATTCGTGTTCCATCCGATCATATGCGTATACACATTCACACATGTTTATTATTGTTTTGAAAAAAAAATGTTTTTTTTGTTTTTTTTTTTGTTTTTTTTGGTCATCATCATCATCATTATCATCATCATAGCACATTCATTCTTCGTCAGACCACAAGGCATCCAAATCCTCAACATCGTCGTCATTTGGCGTAATGATCTCATGATTCAAGTGATCCCAGACACCAATCAACTCCATGGTAAGGCTGTCGTAGACATTGTCAGTCTCGGTCCGCAAGTACGTTTTCCCGTTGTATGTGAACGATGACCTCGGGAAGTTCTTCATCAAGTAGAAGTTTCCATCACTGCCTGCCTTTGTTTCGCGGATTGGCGATGCAGAGCATGCTGATACGCTCACGTTGAGGGCAGGGTATTCGGCGGCGAGTGTAGCGAGACTCTCGGCAACAATCCGATCTGCTTCTGCCGCGACTGTCTTGGGTTCCTTGGCATTGGATTCCTTGGCATTGGATTCCTTGGCATTGGATTCCTTGGCATTGGGTTCCTTGGCATTGGATTCCTTGGCCTTGGGTTCCTTGTTGGCGGCCTTGGGTTCCTTGTTGGCGGCATTGGATTCCTTGGCGGCCTTGGGTTCCTTGTTGGCGGCCTTGGGTTCCTTGTTGGCGGCCTTGGGTTCCTTGTTGGCGGCCTTGGGTTCTTTGGCTGCTGCCTTGGGTTCTTTGGCTGCTGCCTTGGTTTTGGGTTCTTTGGCTGCTGCCTTGGCTTTGGCTTTGGTGGTTTTGGGAGCAGGAGGTTGCTCATCATCGGTGACATCATCAGTGGCATCGGCGGCAACATCTTGCTCAACTTCAATCGGTTCAAGGGGTGCAGACACCGCAGTGAGGATTGGTGAAACGGATGATGACTGCGACGATGACTGCGACATTGGGTGTGACTTCATTTGACCCAGCATTTGGGCAATCAATGCATCCTCATCATCGTTTGACGACATCACGAGAGATTTCTCCTTTTTAGGACGACCACGTTTCTTTTTCTCACCTTCAACAGCATCGGCAACAACCGCCTGAACAACTGCAACCTCCTTGCGCGGGCGTCCGCGACCGCGTGCGGTTGGTTTGCCGGGTGTGATGTCGGAAATCACGGGGCAGTCACCGGCATTCATTTCGCCGACAAGTTTTTCCTTCACTGGCATTTTTTTCTTGGGTGCAGCAGCAGCAGCAGTGTCGGCGGATTCGGCCTTGATGGCAGCCTTGAGTTTCGCCTTGGTAGTATTGGTGCACAAATCAACCACATTTTCAAAGAGCTTCAGAAGGGTTGAGCGATCATTCACAACAATGGAATGGTTCTTCAACATGTCGGCAAATTGTCCAATAAAATCAACGGAGTTCATACTTCTTTGTTCGTATACGTAAACACTGATTGAAATACAATAAAAATCCGAATACTTTCAATTTTTTTCATTTTCATTATATTTTCGGGTTCACGTCGGATTGAACCAAAAAAAAATAAAATAATCATTATATTGTATGATATATTGAAAGAGTGGGGTACATATAATGAATTTAAACCTAAGTATAGACGGCTTGTACATTTTAATAATCGGTATCATTATTGCTGTTTTGATTTACGCATATGTCACCAGCGAGTATTATTACATAACTGTCGTATTGAAATCAGCATTTGATCAATTACAATTGAATGAAGGCGCGTTTCGCGAATTAAACCCCGACGTGAATTGGAGGGTGATAAACATGGAAATAGACGGCTACATCAACAACAAGAAGATGGTGACCAACTTGCCACACTACGACACCGCAAATTCCAAGCACGCGAACAACGCATTTGAAAACAAGAACACGCTGGCCGCGTTTTTGAACAACGTCATCGTGTTTGACATTGACTCAAACGAGCCCTTGTTTATTGAAGGTGCCAGCGGCATGAATGAAAAACCGATTGACGCATACTTACCCAAAGACACGGTCATCGCCAAGTCACCGCACGGATACCATTATTACTTTTACAACGACACCGAAAATCCAATTCCCTGTTACGTGGGACTGCGTATGAACGATGTTCGGTATCCGGTTGACCTTTTAACGGGGCACAAGCAGCTCATATTTATGCCGCCCACGCGCATTGAGTCAGCGTGCTACCGATGGATAAACAGCCCGTTCACGCACCGGATTGCCCCCATCAGCAAGCATTCGCACATTTTGGATTTATTCGCATACACCAAAGAATTTGAATTACCGGCCGAAACCCCAAATATGTGCATTTCAAATTCCATCCCAAATTTACTCTGCATTGTATGGGATTTCAACATCATTTATCAGCTGAAATACAAATGCATTACAACCCGGTTTGAAAAACTGCACGTCAATGACAACGAAATGTTGTACCGAACCAAAAACACGTACTACCTTTTCTTGAAGCACGCGCCATTCACCCATTACACTGCGCGACAATTCATCCAACATGTCACCAAGCTCATGCAACACCACCGCATAAACGGAGGCATTGTGCACTTGTGCTCCGGCACCCGTTTGAATCCGACAAAACACATTGCACAGTTCAACTCGTGTCATGTGCACAATTACGCAAAGCACCGTTTGCAACACCCGTTCATACGGGCAAATCAAACGCTCGTTCAAACCGGTGCGCTTGTATCAGAACCCGTCATGTCCATTTCCAACAACATTCTGCACGACGAATCGTTTCATGAAATCAACAACAATGTTACCGTGAATGAAGACATGTTTCTCATATTGGAACTGTCAAATGCAACTGGAGTGCCGTGCATCTGTTTGATGCAAATCATTCCTTCACATAAAACGCAGGAAGAGGTAAAATTCACCAAGCTGGTTCAATACTATTTCAACAACGTGCTGAACGCAACGCATCACACAAAAAATCCGCGCAAGGTGCTGCCCTTTTTCAGCGAAGTGCCGATTCCATTGCTTCAAATAAACGACGATAAAATTCAATAATTCGCATTCAATAAAACTTGAATACTAATTAAATACTAACATCAACTACTAGCACCAGTAGAATCAGCAGTTTCTTCATTGCGGCGCCACTGACCGTTCTGTCTTGGCACAAATGCATGTTTACGTTTCGGAGTAGTCCAGCCATTGTCCTCATTTGTAGACGAACGCTTGAACCGGGATTCGGATTCACCCGCCAACGTCCTGTTTTCCCATCGCGTTTCACAAATGAGTTTGCCGCCTTTGACTCCACTCACATCGGACGCTTGATACTCGTGCTTAGATGAATCCACGGTTTTAGAAAGCACAAACTCCACGTACTCGCCCTGCACCAGGTAACGGTATTGCTCGTTGGCAACCTTGATTGTGGAGTGATGCACAAACACATCACTGCCATCTTTTACTCCATCGCTGTCTCCAAGAGCAGTGATGAACCCAAACCCGGTCTTATTATTAAACCACTTTACACGTCCCGTGAGTCGGGTGGAACTGCTGCTACTGCTGCAGCTACTGCTGCTAACATCGTCGGTTGCACTCATTGTTGTTTCCGTTCTAATACTAATTTATGTAATATCTTTAAATTTGTTTTTCACTTGATTATTATTTTGCAGTTGTATTGCACAATTAGCTTTCTTTTCTAAGCCCATTGTCATAATAATCAAACCGGTTGTGTTCCGTGGGTGTTAAAAGTAGTAATGCGGGTCTAATGTATCCTTGAATTGTTTCTTGATACATGTGGCTCATCCATGTTTGTTCGTAAGGGTGTGACCATTTCGTTTTAATAAACATTTTGCGATTTCCTTCTTTTGATACAATTTGGGGCCAATTTGAGTAGTATATCTCTCCATCCACCCAGGCTAGTCCATTATGCGATCGTATGTTTTTGAATTCAGTCAACGGTGCGTTGGCGTCCAAACCCGTGTCAGGAAGTCTTGGATTGTTTGGCCATTTTGAAATTCTGAATTTTTGGGGAACGTTATACCAAGCCCATTGTGTGGCATTGTTTCCAAAAAACTCAGTGAAATTAAGTTTCAAGAAATCATACCCATGTTTTGAAATGATCTCCAATGATTTCCAGTATAAGTCCTTCACTTTACGATTGAACCCGTTTTTGCAAATAGCACCTTCATTCGGATAAAAAAACATGTCATCCTCAAAAAACAGCATGAAATCTTGATCGGATTGATCAAAATGCTCAGCCACATATTGACGACCGCCGCAAATTCCTAAGTTGTCACCCGTTCCAATGATTTCAAACCCCCATTCATTGCAAATGCTGCGATATTCTGCATCGGTTGATCTATCGGTTGAATTGTTTAATAAGTATTTTTTAGGTTGAACAATGTAATTTTCATCATACTGCATCATTGATTGAATGAGCACCTTCAACTGTTGCGGACTATTAAACCCGATCACATAAAGTGATGTTTTATGAATGTTACTTGGATTACTTGGACTACCTGGACTACCTGGACTACTTGGATTACTTAATGGAACTACGCGTTGCGTCCTTATTTTCAATGCATCATTTTTAAGATCTTCAAAAAACTTGTTCATAAGACCATTGCTCTCTATCTCAAAATAATCAATGAGTTCTTTGTTCCTATGAATCATAATAGAAAAAAGAGATTCTTCGGTTCCCATTAAATTTTGTTCCAATGTCAATCGCATCAAACTATAATAAATGGAATTGATATCATGTATCGTCTGAATTGGACCTCCAAAAAAACCTCCACGGGCCACTAATTCCACTCTTTTTCCGCTCAATTTGTTTATTTCTTCAAAATCAAACCCATGTATTTCTGTATTTGCTGAATAAGGAAAACAAATAAAGGTGAACTTGTTTACATGTTTGGATAATTTTCTTAACACCCTGTCGTGTGTAAAGTATCCTGGGTGAACAGTGTTTGTCAAGCCGGCATCTATCCAATACATGGACTTTGAATTGAATGGATCCATCAACCTGGCATCGTTCAATAAAAACATCTTTGACATCACGAGAGGATTATACATTTCCAATTTGGCTTGCGTTGAATCGCGCAACCAACCCGCTTGTGACAACCACCGTTCACTCGTTCGTATTTCTTGAATTTTGTCGTAAAAATTGGATTTCAACCACGATTGCGGTCTTGTTATAAACAGAGTATTTGAACGGGATCTATGTTTGTACACGAATGTTTCAAGCTCTGGATCACCAAATACGATCATTGGATTTTCAACCTCCAATAACTCCTTGAATTTGTTGAGATAGTGTTCAAAACTTCTTGTCCAACCCTCTGACAATTGGTCTCTTTTTATGTTCCAAAGGCCGGTTACCAATGTAACATCGCACTCGTAATTATTATCCATTGCCAATTGTTTAGATTCAATTACACTGTTATGTGAATTTATTTCTTGCAAGACTTCTTTGGGACATGCCATGATATCCGCGTGAGCAATCTCATATTCATAATTGAATTTTTTGAATTTTGCAATAATGTTGATTTGTTGTTCAACTTCCAAATTTATCCATTCTAGTCGTATCAGTTTAGGCCTAAATTTTTCTATATCAATTTGGTCAAAAATTTCCCAATCATGACCCTCTGCATCAATTTTCACGACATCAAACCTTGAAATATTATGTTTAGACAGCAATGTTTCCATAGTAATGCAAGGCACTTCTACTATTTTCCCCCATTTTTCCACAGTCTCTCTATCTCCTTCACTCCCTAAACCATTTTTGGGTGGATATACCGCACTCATGCCATAAAAACATGAATGCACCAATCCATTATCAATTGCCGATTGATGTATTGTCAACATTCGTATTGTGCCATTTTCAGATGAAATTGCTGCATTTTCAAACAAATTACCTTCTTCGGGAAAATTCTGTTTCAATCGTTCAAACAGGTATGGAATGGGTTCAACATATAACCCCTTAAAACCATACGATTTGGAATATCCAACTAATTCGTCGAACATTACTCCATCCATGGCTCCTATGTTGATGCAAAACAATTTTGAAGACTTTCTACCATAAAAATGAAGAACAGTGTCAAATATATCACTCATTTAAACCTAAAATTAAATTGTTTTATTTATTTAAATCCATTAATTTTTAAGTTAAAAATTACATTATTAATATACTTATATATTGCATAACCTATCCAATGGTGCAAAAAGTTAGTATATTGACAGATTTCAAGACAGGTATTGGAGACTTTTATGTTACATCTATGGAAGTAATTTATTTAGCACACAAACTCAGAGAATTTGGTTTTACTCCGATTCTCTATTTAAATGGTTCTTATGAAAATAAATACATCGGCCATATTCAATTTAATGAAATTTATAGCGGGATTGGGTTTGAACCGTTTGAAAATATATATGATGTTAATGTATGTTCTTTATATCTCTCAGAGTTTGAAGGTTTGCCTTTAAAAAAAAAAGGTGATCATTTTTTAGTATTTTCTAATCACCATGATTTACCTGAAATTACAATTCCATATTTTAGGGCTTATAGAGGAGAACGAATAAACTTTCCGTATACTCTTCCATTATTTGTTGATGAAGTATACAAAAGAGAAGAAGAATTTTTAAAAAATAAACCGGAATTTGATTTTATTCACTTCAGAACCCGTAATGCAATAAATGGGATAAGTGCCCCAAGTTTAGGAGACGCTACTTATAAAGAGAGTCACGATTGTACGAGAGTAGTGACTCAAAAAATATACGAGGCGGTTGCCAAGTCACCAAAAAAATTGTATATAGGATCAAATGATGGGTTTTTTATAGATAAAATGAAAGAATTACCTAACGTTTTTTATTATAAATTTAAAAACATTGACTTGTTTACTAACGACTATGATTATTATAAAATAAAGAAAGAGGAAGTTTCTCACGATATTTATTTGGATCGTTTATATGATAATTTAGCTGAATTTACCTCTCTTTCCAAGGCTCAACATTATTACATTTTTGCATCTATGCCGTGGATATCAAATTTCATTGCCTATGGACTGTCACATAATACAAATAATTTTACTCTTTCTCAAATTGATGAGGATGGCAATTTACGTATAAAATAAACATAATTAGTCACTATAAATAAAAATATATTTGCAAAATTTGTTTCCAATCATTTTGCGTATTCTGTTTTACAAATATATATTGTGAATATATTAAATGAGAGTTAAATTCATAACTTGCATTTATTCCGATTTATATGGAACAGAATTAGGAGGCAGACAATGCAGATATCATCATTATAGATTCAGTTTATTATCTCTTTTAAAAATGACAAATGCCGATTTTTTGTGTTACACGTCTGATAGAGAAATAGAATCTTTAAAAGGTTTTTTTTACATAGAGAATAAAGTGTCCGAAAATAAATTAAAATTTGAAATTTTTGATTTAAATAATTCAAAATTTAAGGTTTTAATTAATTCAATAAAAAACACGGATGAAACAAAAAAAAGTGATAGATGTATTGAAATTCAATATTCTAAGTTTTCTTGGTGGTGGAACGAAGACAAATCGTATGATTATTATTATTGGATTGACGCGGGTCTATCACATAATGGACTAATACACAATAAATACTTAACTATTACAGATGAACATAATTATAGAAAATATTATGAAAGTAATTTATTCAATAACTTTTTTTTAGAAAATTTGATAAAAGAAACCAATGACAAATTTTTGATTATTGGAAAAGAAAACCAACGAAATCATTGGTCAAAAACTATTGACCCAAAATGGTATACCGAGTATAGGAAAGATATTCACGCAATCGGTGGACTATTTGGGGGTCACAAGGACAAATGGGACAATATAGTAAATATTTTTGAAAAGTATGTAGCAACTATTTTACCGGAAGATAAGTTAACACCACACGAAGAACTAATTATGTCATTAATGTATTATAATTATACCGACTTATTCACGGTAAAACAGTTTGATATTTGGTGGCCAGATAAGAATGCTACTCAAGGCCTGAGTGATGAAATGTTTGCAACAAATAAAAGTTTTTACAAAATATTAGAAGAGTTAAATGGAATTGTGACATAAACAATGTCCAGTTAGTCGGGTCAACGCTACATCAAATAAGCGACTCAAATTTCGCATAGTCCGGCGCATCGTTCACTTTCATTTCATATAATCGGTCTAAAACAGCCGACCACCCATCCGCATGACGCGGGCACATTTCCACACACAGCTCCGCCGGCGTCATGTTTTCTTTTATGTACCGTATTTCTTTTTCCGCGTAATTTTGCCAAGGCAGCGCACCGCCATTGGCCACATAAATCAGCGAATACATCATGGATATGAGGTCATCTCTGCGCCCCAGCGGTTCGCCCCGGTGTGCAAAAACGCTGGCGTACCGCGCGCTCCCGATCAGTGAGCAGCCTTTTTTACCCGTATCTGCGTCGGAACTTTTGATGCGCTTGGCCATTCCAAAATCAATGAGATACAGCAGCGGCACGTCCGCGTTGTGTTTTGAGTTGGCGTGTCTAGACAGATCCAGCGCAGGGGTGCGCGCAAACAAGAAGTTGTCCGGTTTCACGTCTCGGTGCAGCATGCCGCGCGCATGCACTGATTTCAACCGTTGCAGCATTTGGCGCCCGATGTCCGAAATGAAATCGGCGTGATACGGCGGCGGATTTTTTACGACGCGCGGATGCATGTCCAACCGGTGCGACGTTGCCAGCGTTTCCAGCGAAGGCCCCAGCAATTCGGTAACCATAAATATGCGGTTCATGGATTCGTTGCGTCCGAAGTATCGGAGCCGGGGAATGCCGACAATGTTTTGAAGCAGTTGCAGCACCCGGGATTCGTATTGCAGGGTGGGGGCTGGGTTCCCTTCAATGAACTCCATTTTTACCGCCACGGGTTCATCCGTTGTTGTGCCCGAAGTGTCCGCGTGCCATACTTCACCAAATGCGCCCGATCCAATGCACTCGCGCAGGACGTACTTGTCCAATATTCGCGTTCCTGATTCACACATCCGAGAGAAAATAACAACACAAAATTCAATTTGGATTGTTAAATATATTGCACGTTCGTTTAATATTTATTCATTTATTCTATTCAATGGCACATGGGTGATGCGATTATGACACGCCAATTTCGTTGCCGGTTTTGGCCAGGTGCACCTCCTTGAGAAAAGCCTTTATGATCTTCTTGTTCGCGCGCTCGTCGTGTTCAATCTTTTTGTACAGCTCCTTGCAAATGGTGTGGTATTCGGTGTGCATGCGCTCCTTGGTTTCCCACCCCGGGTGCGCGTTCATCCAGTCCTGGATGACCCGCGTCTGGTAGCACGACGTCAAGTAAATGAACTTGTTGATGTGCTCGTGCGTTTCATCCTTAACCCATTCATCGTTCTTCACGTACATGGTTTCGCGCTTCAAGTCCGTGCAGTGAATTGGCCGCTTGTGCACGTCCATGCCCTTCAAGTTGTTCACGATGATGGAGCTCACGCCCTCCACTATGCCGTTCGTTTTCGTAAATTCCAGATCTTGCAGCGTGATTTTCAGGGTTTTGACAAAATCGCTCAGCTTAATGGCGTCTTTGCATTCTTCGTTCAAAAACACATTCAGATTGAACTGCGTGTTATTCGTGATGTTGTTCGTGTTGTTCGTGATGCGGTTGCCAATGCCACCACCAATTCCATTACCCGCCAACGTCAGTGCCAACGTGCTGTCATTGGCCATCTTCGTCTGAATCGCATCCACCAGCACCTTGTTTTGATGTATCATGTCCTTGTTTTGAGACACCACTTCCTTGTTGTGCTCCATCAAATCCTTCACAATCCCCATCAATTCAAACAATTGTTTGTCTTGATTGGACGATGCAACTGTCGCAACTTGTTGGTGCATGGTTCGTTTATGAATGCTTAATCCGGACCTGTATTTGTATGTTTTCCCACACATGGTGCAAGTGTAACCCGGCGGCGATGATGATTGCAGTTGCCTGTTTTTATGTTTTTGCGTGTTCATGTGACGCTCGTAGTCGCATTTATGAGCGCATTCAAAATTGCAGACTGAACAATAAAATTCCATTAAAATGTGATGCGAAAAATGCGCATGCGTATTATACAAAACATCACATTATATATTTAAATTCATTTTTTTATAAGGTTAGGTTCGTCGGGACATGGCGCGATGGTTTCTCACCGTGCCTCCACCGCTAGACACGGTGTGCGGCTTGTAATACACTTGCGCATTGTTTGAAAACATGCTAACCGATGTTGAAACTATTTTAGGTGGGGGGGTGTTGTTGAACAGGCTGGTGGAACCATTATTAATAGATGTCACCCCAAACTTATCCAGCTCGCCGGACACAGCTGCATTTTTAAGTTGTGAACCAAACTCCGCATTTTCACTAGAGTTTACTTGCACTCCGTCCACGCGTAGAAAACCCAACTCAACCACAACACTGCCCGGAGTAACCGAGAGAATAATCACTTGCCTTTCAAGAATTTTGAGAACGGCAGCTATTCCTGATATGAACGCTGCCCTTCGCTCCGATCCCTCGCGAAACGAGTCAACCGTACCGGACAGTTTAATAATAATTGTTGGTTTGGGAGGAGTGGGCGTGGGAGTGGGCGTGGGAGTGGGAGTGGGCGTGGGAGTGGGCGTGGGAGTGGGAGTAGGAGTAAGAGTGGGAGTAGGAGTGGGAGTGGGAGTAGGAGTGGGTGTAAGAGTGGGAGTGGGAGTAGGAGTGGGTGTAAGAGTGGGAGTGGGAGTAGGAGTGGGTGTAAGAGTGGGAGTAGGAGTGGGTGTGGGTGTGGGAGTGGGAGTAACCGTATTAGTGCTGGGTGTAAGAGTAGGAGTTGGAGTAGGAGTTGGAGTAAGAGTGGGTGTGGGAGTGGGTGTGGGAGTAGGAGTAGGAGTTGGTGAAGGAAACATCAATGTTTCTATACCACTGAGTAAGGGTACGCCAAGTCCCGTTGCAATGTCGTATCCAGTTCCGGCAGTAAAGGTTTTCCCGTTATTCAAAGGGCCCAAATTGGTCGTTTGGTACAGCGTAGTTGTTCCGACCGTGATATCATAAAACGCTGACTCCGCATTTGTTTTGTGACTATTGTACAAAAATGTTTGTAAGTTCACTGAACCGGACAATGTTTCGGATCCAACGTCATTTATGCGAGTTGTCAACGGTGGTTTTCCTTCATTTATCAATCGTTGACTTAAATGCGAAAACAAACCGCACTGCAACGGACTTGCCAGAGATGTTCCTCCCGTTTTCTGCTGCATAATCTTTGTGCCATCACTATTTGGAAAAATGATTAACAACCCCGTATTGGGATCAGCCAACGAACAAATATCTGGACATGCGCGTTTGGGTTCGCTGCTATATGAAGCCAGTGCTGCCAATCCGTTTTGATACGCGGGTCTTGAGTACGCTTGATCAATTGTTGAATAAGAGAACCCAGTTCCGCCTCCAGGACTTTCTATGGTTGAATTCGAGTTAGTTGCACCAACCCATAACGTGAAATAAGGGTTCGATGGTGAAACCAGTTGAGACGCACTGTTGTAATAAACCGAAGCACCTCCAACGCACATCACATTTGATGATGTAGCTGGATAACCGGCCCATCTATAATTTCCGGCTGCAGCAAAATAACATATTCTAGGATTTATATAAATTATATCATCCACACTGTTACGATCACCGCCAGGGGTTATATCACCCCATGACATGTTAACGTAATCCGTGGTTCCATATGGATTATTTGTGAAATTTGAATCAGTGGACGCATAAATTACTGCATTTGACAAACCTATATTAGTCGCATCATTAGAATTGATCACACGCAAATGTGCATTTGGATTCATGGCAATTGCCCAAAAGTTAAGTATCATTTCGCCCAACCATTCTGTAATTGAATTGTTACTTGGTGTGGATGTGAACTCGAAATATGATATTGAGTTTAAACTAGCCCGGTTGTTTGGCGTAATTGAACCTAAATTGGTGCCATTTATGTTCACATACGTATTTATTGCATCAATCAATGATTGATTCATAACTTGTGTCTCAATTTGCGGATTTCCATAACTGTCTCGGCTCTTTAAGTTAATGACTTCAATTGTTCTTTGTGCAAACCCGTACACCGTGCAAAAGACATCAAAACACTTTTGAATGTATGCCGGCGGGAAATTGTTTGCAATTGTGATTGCAATTACGACCTTTTTTTTACCCGCGGCATTTGTCACATTGATGGATGATGCTCCATGCACTGTTTTGAGTTCACTTGGAAGATAAGGACTGTTATTGGTGTATACATTTCTAGGAATGGAAATCAATCCATCTCTTAAATCGCGTTCATATTGTTCTTTGTTGAAAACAATGTGAGGCGGTTTGATTATTGCCGTTGCATAATCGTTTAATGACATGATACTTTATATATTCAACCATACATTTTTTTTTGAAAAATAAAAACAATTAAAATGCAGGATGTCCCAAAAACACCGAACCTTGTTTTCGGAAAATCACTTTCCCCGTTTTCAGGGGGTGCAACGGTCCGAAATGCACCTTTTGGGTCAAAAAAATGAAAAATAAAATGTGGGATGTCCCCAAAACGCCGATTCTTGTTTTCGGAAAATCACTTTCCCCGTTTTTGGGGGGTGCAACGGTCCGAAATGCACCTTTTGGGTCAAAAAAATGAAAAATAAAATGTGGGATGTCCCAAAAACACCGAACCTTGTTTTCGGAAAATCACTTTCCCCGTTTTCAGGGGGTGCAACGGTCCGAAATGCACCTTTTGGGTCAAAAAAATGAAAAATAAAATGTGGGATGTCCCCAAAACGCCGATTCTTGTTTTCGGAAAATCACTTTCCCCGTTTTTGGGGGGTGCAACGGTCCGAAAATAAAATGTGGGATGTCCCAAAAACACCGATTCTTGTTTTCGGAAAATCACTTTCCCCGTTTTCAGGGGGTGCAACGGTCCGAAAATATTTGTGCGGATGTCCCAAAAACACCGATTCTTGTTTTCGGAAAATCACTTTCCCCGTTTTCAGGGGGTGCAACGGTCCAAAATGCACCTTTTGGGCCCAAAAACGACCCAAAAATGAAAAATAAAATGTTGGATGTCCCAAAAACGCCCAACCTTGTTTTCGGAAAATCACTTTCCCCGTTTTTGGGGGGTGCAACAAAATATATTAAAAACATACATTACATCCGACGCATAAACCCGACACGTATTATGCTCACAAAATTTTCACGCACCGCTCGTCGGCGAATTTCGCCGAAATGTTATCATTTGTTATCATTTTGTTATCATCTAGGGGGTTTTAAATCAATTTGGTCAACCCATGGTTAGCATACATCGTCACATTTTTGCGTACCTGAAAATCTCTCGTAAAATTCGGCGAAAATGTTATCATTTGTTACGGTAAGTTACAGTAACAAAAAAACGACGGAATTTGCAGCTGGTGCTTTTTTTTAAGCTATTTTCAAGTTTTTTTTTGGGCCAAAAAATGACTTTTTTTCGCAATCAAAAACATGTGACCATTATGCTCTCGTTTTTTCATCAAAACATCCCCAAATATTTTTTGTTATTTTTTCGATTCGATTGCACAAGAGTCGAAAAAATTTTGAGAAAATGGACAAAAAAAATGTCCAAAAATGAGATCGACGAAATACTTTTGGGAAAATTCGACGCGCACTAGGTAAATTGCGGAACTTTTTTTAGAACATGTGCACAACACCATGCATGCTCTCGCAATATAAAAATGTTCAATGCTTCCAAAAATCACCTAGCGGAAAATTGTAACATTTTAGGCCCAAAAACTGTTTTGTCGGATGTCCCAAAAACGCCCATTCTTATTTCCGGAAAACAACCACCCCCGATTTTGGCACATGCCGCAAAACGTCCGATGTGGGGGTGTCAGAATATTGAAAATTAAAAAAATTGAAAGTATTTGAAGCGGAGTAAATGAAATGTAGGCTAAGCCAAGACATCAAACGATGATGATATACAGAGGATTCAACATTACGGACGAAGAATTGAAGAAAACGGTGGACTCATTTTACCAAGAATTGAAGAGAGACCCGATGTCTTGCGATGTAGCTCGGTTGCAACTTTCGTGCGAGGCTGCATACCGTGCATTGCAACCACATGTGGATGCATGGGGTTTCAAACAATGCATGCAAATGATGCAAATGATGCGTGTTTCGGGATCGCCGCTTCCTGCATTGGTTCCAAATCGGATTGAATTGAAACATTTCAGCGCCAGCAGCCGGGTTCGGAACTTGGTGCATGGTGGTGCACTGGGACTCTTGTCAAGCCGCCTTGGCTTGAACAAAGTTTCGGCTGCATCATGCATCATTCGGCGCGTGAACAATGAGAATGGACACGCCCATGTGAAATGGAGCATACCTGAGTTTCAATACCAACAATACATGGGAGCACGATACTACAACAAGGGCAAATCGCCATTTGACACCATGGCCGTTACGGAAATTGAGGCACACATGGCAGAAATGGATACTCACGAAAATCGTGAGACGTTCTTTCAGGAATTCATGTCAAGAGCAAATGATCCCGGACAGTCACGTGTCAAACGTGCGTCATGCCGCATTATCAGTGGTGATACCATGAGCTGGTGCTGCCCTGAACCGATCATGAATGAGTGGATCGTGAACTACCTTGACGCGTACAAAAATGTGTGCAAACACAAACTGGCGGCGGTAAACGATGGTTCACTGACACTAGTTGATCAAGGCGCGAAAGTAATTGATCTCTTTGGGTTCATTTTGAGACATGACTGGTTGATGGCTGACAACGTGCGCTACATGATCAGTTTTGGTCGGCTTTGGAATGTCATGGCCGAACGTTTCATTTACATGGCAGGCCAAGGCATTGAACATTCTGCATGCCTCATGGGGAAGTACTATCCTGAAATGATGACCCCTGAGTTGCACCTTTACGTCAATCCGGTTTTAGGCATGTATCGTCTTCCCAAAACTGAAATTGCGAATGATGATGCTCTGTTTGCTCCACTCAAACAAGCGGTCCATGCATTGTTGCCCGAGAAATTACCGACGCCTCCGCCGCAGTCAATCTACAGTGACAGTGAAGATGACTACTACGATGACGATGACGATGACAATGACGATGACGATGATGATGACAACGTACAAGGATGATACTGGTGATACGCAAAAACAAAACACAAAACACAAAACACAAAACACAAAACACAAAACACAAAACACAAAACACAAAACACAAAACACAAAACACAAAACACAAAACACAAAACACAAAACACAAAACACAAAACACAAAAC